CCGTTCCAGTCAAAGCAAAAGTAACGCGCGCCATTCGAAACGTACCAGTCCCGGTAAACTCCTGAAGTGTTCTTCTTGTTGCCCAGTTCGTAAACGATCTTATCTTTGAACCAGTGCGGCGGCGGCATTGCCGTCAATTCGTCAACGGGTATTTCAGTCATGATATCACCATCGGTTTTTCGATCTTAATGATCTTTTCATTATAGTCGACAATAATGCCGTATTTGTTGCCGGTACGCTTTACGTTTTCGGTTTCCGGGTAAGTGAAGTCGCCTTCAAGCGGTCTGCCGCCCGGTCCCATGTCGTGCCATTCTTCTTTCAGAAACGAATACAAAGCTTCCATCGTCACGCCGTTCGCGTTGACGGTCATTCCATACGTGTGCGTTTCTGTAAGCGTCGCAACACGCATCAGGTTGTCAGCCTTGATGATCGCCGGGGCGCAGAACAGCGCCGCCGTGCCTTGTAAAAATCTTCGTCTGGTGATGTTCATTTCATTAAGTCGTCTGGAAACTCTACAAAACTGGGCTGATCCGGTGAGCCGCGCAGTTCCCGCGCCAAGTCGACCCCGCGTTCAGACAGCGCACCGCCGACCGTTTCCCGTACTATATCATCGTGACTGAATTCAGCCCAGTACAATTCGAACGCGACCGTGTTTTCTGTCGCCTCGAACGAATGGTATAGCCCGGGCTTTACTTGCATGAAGTCACCACGAATCAAACGGGTTTCATCGACAAGGTCGTAATCTTTTTGCCATACCTTAACGACCAGTTCACCGTTTTCAACGTAGAAGCCGTTCCACTTGTAATCGTGTTTATGCTTTGAACAGTGACCGCCCGCCGTGATTGCGATGCGATGAAATTCAAGCACGCCGTTCGCATGTATCAAACTGGTTTCACCCCAGACTTTGCCCGCGATTCTCATATCGACAACCACAAAAAAATCAATGCCGTAACCAGTACCGCAAGCAAAAGTTGTTTGTCTAGCTCCTTCATCAGAAGTTCACCGACAAGTAACCGCGCGGAAAGTATTTCATCTGGTCTTCGTCCCAGCGGTCTTCCGGGCAGTGCTGATGAAACTTGCCGTCGAACAATTCGAACGCCAGCTTGTCGGCGGCTTCGTACGTGTCCGCCGCAATCACGCCGACGCAATCTTTGTCGAACGTTTTGCCGTTAACCGAATGAACGTGCACCTGACCAAATGTGACGAACAGTTTCTTCAGCGGTATGTCGCTTCCAGTAATCATAATTTTTCCTTTCTGTTGTGTTCTTTTGTTATGTCTTCTTGTATTTTTCGCATCATACAGAACGCGGCGAAGTCTACGGCGCAGGTTATCGCGAACAGTACGCCGCCACTAACCACAACCAGTAAAACAAAACTTAAAAATTCTTTCATAAAACTATTTCCTTTCTGTTGTGTTTTACCCGTGAAATTTTTCTGGTTCAATTGCCCTGATCACCGCGCCGTAATCGACTTCGATTTTGCAATCGCGCAGTGCTTCGTAAATACCTGACAACGCCTGATCTTCGCCCGTGCCGACAAGCAAGTTCGTCGCAACGAATTCCCCGGGCAAGCCTTCCATCAGCTTCAACCGTTTGACCGCGACCTTGTATCCTAGCGCATAACTACCGATATGCCTGCGTTCCAGTGATTCGGCGATATCTTCCGGCGGGCGATAAACCTTTATGAAATCGACAGACTTTCCGGTGTGCGCGGCGAACTCTTGCCAGCATTGCGCAAACTCGACACCGACTTTCACGAAATCGATTTGCGGTTGATTGATGTAGTACGCCAGCAGTTTATTGATTCGCATCGGCGTCGGTTCGAGCATTTCACCCAGCGGCCATTTCGGGTTGTTATCGGAAACCAGCGACTTCATGCACTTTTTCCAGCCCGGGTGTTCGTAGGTTTTGTAACTGGCATTTTCAACACCGTGCCCTATTTGAACCGGGTCGTTCTGTCCATCTTTCCACAGCAACCCATGTTCAGCCAGAACCCGGCAGACCATAGAAGACCCGCTGCGCGATGTCATCAAAACAACGATCATTGCGGTAAATCCTTCGACAGTTTTCGGATTTCGTCGAACGCCTTGATCAGTTCAACACAAACGCCGGGGGAATCACAAGCCAGCGACGCGCTTGCGCCGTTGATTCGGGTCGCCTTCCAGCAGTTCAAGTTTTCCTTGACAAGTTCTTCAACGGTCAGTTCCATCGGAACACCGAAGTCGATGACAACTTTCACGGTCATTTCAGCAGATCAATTTTGATCGCTTCGAGTGCGCCGACGGTCTGGTATTTATGTTCCGCCAGACGGTGCGACGACATCATGCCGACCGCGACTTCGTGTTCCGCGTCTTCAGGTTCCAACAGAAACACGCCGGTCATGCCGTTCAACCGTCCGCGCTTCGCTTCTTCTAGCAGAAACGTTAACATGGTTTCCATGCTTTTATCGTCGGTCACTTCTGGCGGTATCCAGTCTTGCATTTTGACAACGTTAGTCATAACTTTTAACCCTCGCAAGGTTGATCGTGTTCGATTTCGAAGTTCGTCAACGTGATGTCTTCCATCAACGCTTCGCCGTTCTTCGCGTCGTACACCGTCGCCGACACAACTCGCGTGTCGCATTCGGTCATGTATGTTTGATCGTAAACCGTTAACTGACGGTCTTCGACTGTGATTGATTCTTTCATCTTAAACCTTCCCGTTTTACTCGTTGATAAACTTCGTGCAAGTCCGGCACTGAATTTTTCAGGTTCGGATACTTCACGAACAGAATTCGCAGTTCGTCCGACAATGCTTTCAAGTCGGCTTCGATGTTGTCGGCGCGCAGTTCAGCTTCGTCGACGTCGTCTTGAAGGTCGTTGACTTTGTCTTCAAGTTCGTCGGCGCGTTGTTCGGTGCCTTCGTGTTCGTCTTGCAGATACGCCAATTGTTCACCGAACCTTTCCCCAACTTTAGCGGGCACACCTTCGACCGCATCGATTCCAACATAGTGCGCAAATTCTTCCGCGCTTAAATGTTCTTGCTTTAACTGGTTCATTGTAGCCACTCCACAAGCGGTTCAAGAATAATCGGGTCGGTCATCCCTATTGCAAAGATCGCAAGAATCAGCAGAACCCAGCCGGTATCGATTAAAAACCTTTTAGTTTGATATCTCATGCTTCGTACGCCTTCCGAATTGTCAGGGCGTTTTGCGCTTGCGGGATTACTACCGCTGACGCGCGTCGCCCGTCGTTGTCAATCTGCATCCGTTCGACGTCAAAGATCATGCGAATGTCGCCGTCGCGGGTCGGGTTGATATTCAAACGTAACCCATTATCAAGTTCGATGTCAATGTTGCTGGCGACAAAAAAGCGCGTCGAGATTCCGCCGTTGATCATGTCCGAAGTTTTGATCGTGTGTTCATGCCAGTCGGCACGCTGTTTCTGATCATCGTTCAGCAAAATAACTTGATTGCGCAGATCGAAACATTCGCGTTCCAGCCCTTCAATGCGGGCTTTCGCCCACTTCGGCAACCGCGACAGTTTCATCGCGTCTGTGACAGGGCCGTTCATGACTCGCGCCTTTCAGCTAACCACTTGTTGACACCAGCGATAGTCATTTCCTGACGCGGGCGAAAACCGTTGTCAGACTTGTAGCAGTTGTGAAAAACTTCGTACGTGTCCGCGTCTTCATAAGCCGGGGTCTTGTCTTCGCCGCCGTAAATTTCAACGATCTTCGACAGGATGTAATTGTACGAATGAACCGCGTCGGCGTGTTCGGTCGTGTTCAACTCCGCACGGTAAATCGCGTTCAGGTTGTCCGACAATTGTTCTCTATAAGTTTCTAACATTTCCATTTTTCCTTTCTAAGTTTATAAAAGCTGGTCAGTTCTTATAACTAACCATGTATAGATAATAACACAATACAAAATAATTGCAAGGATTATTACAGATATTTTTAAGCTTTATTCAACCGCCGTCGGGTATTTGTTGGGGTCCGGTTTTTCTTTGGTTTCAATCCATCCGATACCGACCCATTCCATGACAACGCCTTTGACTATGACCGCGTCATATTTCTTTTCGTTACCGGCAACCATTTTCATCGTTGACAGTTCTGATCGTTTTACTGTTTTGTTTTTCATTTCAATTTCTCCTTTAAAAGTTTAGGAATGTCGACCCGGCGAAGAACGCACGCGGGGGCCGGGTCGACTTATACGGTGATACCTGCACCGCCTTAGAATGCCCCGCTAGTTTTCAATTTCTTCAGTTGAAAGCAGAACGCCAAAATAATAATCGTTGTCCCATGCTAAATCGAAAGCTTCGCTTTCATCTTCGGCTTCGCCTTCCCATGTGCGGACAGACTCGCCGGTCTTGTCATCCAGATATGTCACTTTATACCACGGCATTACTTCACCGCCCAGTCGTCACCGACTGAAACAATTCGGTCGCGGCCCGCGTCGACAACAAACTGCGTCGCAAGATATTCGGTGACCGTACCTTCGAAGGTTTCGTTGCCAACGTGCACGACAACGGTTTCACCTTTCTTCGGTGCGCCGCGCGGGCGGGGTTGATCTTTCAACCACGGCTTCGCGCTTTCGATATCCAGTATCGGCAAGCTTTCGAAAACTTCGCCCGCCGTGCGGTCGACCATTTTCAAAACCGCTTGCTCGACACGCTTCACCCGGTAAACTTTCTTGATCCGGTGGCGGCGACCTTGCGCCCAGTCAACAAACTGTTCACCGTTGAACGCCAGAAAGTGACGGTCGACCGTGACGAAAAATCTTCGGCCCCGGGCGTATCGTTTTAGATCGCGTTCAAGTGTCACGACGGTTTTGCCGGGAAACGTTTCTTCGATAACCTCGAAGCCTAACGATTCAATTGCCGGTTTGCAATGATCTATGAAATATGAAGTGCGACGATTTTTTCGCCCCGCTTCTTTCATCGCGGCGTGTGCCTTTTCGTAAGACACCCCGCAGGAAATCGCAACCGACTTTACACCGCAGTCGTTGTGTTCGTTGAACTCCTTGCGCTTCTTTTCTAGTTCAGCAAAGTTCATTTCATGTCACCCCAATATTCTTCATTGGCGCGCTTTCCTTCTTCTTCGTCGGCACGCGCTTTTTCTTCGTGACCGTCGCAATCGCAACCGTCGCCACGTCCGCACGCGCATTCGTCGTACTCGGTGGTGTAACCATTGTATTCAGGGTAGTTCATTTTTCATTTCTCCTTTCTAAGTGTAACAAAATTCGGGAAAGTAACCCGGTCAACGTCCTTGTCAACCGGGGATCATTTTAAAGCAGTTCGAAGTTATTCCAAACAGTGCGCAAAAAATGATCGTGGTTGCCACTAGCCGCCTTCAGAACCAAAGCTTCAATTTCAGCTTCGGGAACGCCTGCTTCCCGCAGTGCTCGGACCATCCGTTTCGATATTTCGAACGGGTCGCCCTTCAGGTCGGTGACTAAAACAGTGACGTCAGGGTAGTTAACGAATTTCACTTCGCGTTCCTCCTTTCTCACTTCCCGGGACACCATTGCCCCAAGATCATTCCAAATCCCTTTTTGACCATGTAAAGATTATAACAGGTTGTTACAGGAAAGCAAGAACTTTCGTAATTATTTTTTTCGGGCGGTTTTAAAAAAACGTTTGACTTTTGATAACCGTGTGTTATAATCTTTACATCACTTAGAAAGGAAAAACGAAATGAACTTACTTACCAAAATGATCGAGCAACTTGAAAACGAAGCGCAAGAAATTGTGAACACCCTGTCAAATGAAGAACTGTTGAACGGTGAATACGGCGCAGAATATGACAGCCTTGTTAACCAACTTGTTGAACTTCGAATGAACGACACCAACGCGAAACTTGAAGCACTGTTGAACCAGTAAAACAACCGCCCCTTCGGGGGCACCAACTTAGAAAGGAAAAATGAAATGAATACAGTATTAGACGGAAAACTTGTGAAGGTTGAATATGAAGTTGATCGCTTCGGCGATGTCGGACTCGATACAACTTTCGTTTTCGACATGTTCGGTAAAGAAATTGATATCGATACTTTGTCGAAGCACGCTACATGGAAGCTTGAAGAAATTGTCAGCGTCGACTTCGCTGGCGAAATGATCGAAGCTGCCCGTCACTTCGGCGGTGCAGCATGAACGACGCGGAAAAGTTAAAGAAACTTCAACGCGATGTTCGCGTCGCGATTCGCCCGTTCGTCAACGCGAAGAAGTACAGCCCCAGCAACAGCATTGACATTCAAACAAAACGTGTAATGAACGTCAAAGCGATTGACATTATCGTGCTGAAAAATTTATTACAAAGACTTGACAACATCGGATAAGGTGCTATAATTATAACACTTAGAAACAGAAAGGAAACGAAATGAAAAACAGAACTTACCCCAACTTCAAGCCCGGGTCTTACGACCGCAACGGCAAAGCACGCAACGAAGTTTATACTGGTTGTTGTGACGCGGCCCGCGACGGTTTCACGGGTAGCAAGTTTGATGACCCAGTCGAAGTTTCAAGCAAGAGCGTTTTCGAAGCCTTGCGCGAAATGGGAATCAAAATTTAATCCACCGCCCCGGGCAACCGGGGCACCAACTTAGAAAGGAAAAATTATGAAAAAGCGAGTATGGGAAATAACATTAGACAACGGCGACAAGTTCGAATTCTTTGCTGACAATAAAGGCGAAGCAATGGATCATGTTGTACAGTTGGAATCTGACCCAAATTTCAAAGAACTGACAAACTACGACCACCCGATGTTCACGCGCTGGGCGCTGGATGGTGACTTATGATCACGTACAAACAAATCAACGGCAAGAAATTTCATTTGCAAGTCAAGCTTGACGGTCGGGTCGTTGGTTCAATTCGACCCGTGCTGGACGGCTTTAAATATTTTCCGAAAGGTTCCTGCAACGGCGGTGAACGGTTCGCGACAATTGACGAAGTCAAAGCCAGTTTGCTATAACCCACGGTTCCCGGCACTGATCAGGTTTCGGGTCACCATGAAAAACCACGACCCGCGAAAGCGGGTTTTGTTTTTTGCCCCGGCAATCGTACTTGTAAGAATCGATAAGATCGCGCGGCCAGTTTGCGACGTTGTCACGAAGCACGCGCCAAATCCAACATTGATCGCCGTGCAACGCGTTCATGATTTTATCCGAATCGTTTGCGTACTGGGTAAATATCGGGTTCAATCTTTCATCGTTCGCTGACCACAACATGACCGAAGAATTGTGCGCGCAGTGTCCCCGGTTCGGGCCGAAGTTGTAAATCATGATTAACGGTTCGGGTGCCCATTGGTGCGCAAGATAATCAAGGTCACCAGTGATCACGACGTCAAGATCGAAATACAAAACCCGGTCGCCGTCTTCAAACAAGCCCGGGTAAAACAACCAGACTTTTTGCCACCAGCCTTCGCGCTTTTTGTCGAGCGTCGGCAGCGGGACAGTTTCGACGCCGTCAATTTCCCGGTCAGACAAACAAACGAATCTTATCGGAACTGACAAGTTTCTTTCAACTGCTGACTTCAGTTTGTGAACGTATTCGACTTTGTATTTCGTTCCATAGAAAACGCAAGTGACAACCAGCGGGCGGTTCCCGGGCGGGTGATCGCGATAGATCGACCAGCGCGTCGGCGTAATCGGCGGGGTTTTTAAATCGATCATTGTGGCGGTGCCAAAATTACATCGCGGTGAACTTTCTGCACGACTTGATACTTGTGAATTCTTTCGAGCCATTCGGTCGCTTCGCCTGCTTGGTGATTGACCTGTTTGCCCGGTCCCATTTGCGGCAACGGCTTTTCTTCGATCATGATGAAAGGCTGATAACGTTCGATAGTATCGTACGCCCCGCGCAGTGCTTCCACTTCGCGCCCTTCGATGTCAAGGCAGATCAGATCGCACGCGACCATCTTCAAATCATCCAGAACGATTCTCGGCACGACTTCAGAGTAACCAGCCGAAAATTCTGGCGCGTCAATCGTAAAGAAGGCACCAGCGTTTCCCCGTTCTGATGGATGTAGTGCTGTCGTAACGTTACCGGGCTTTTCACCCAGTGCCGCGTTCAGCGGCATTATTTTTTCTGGCAAGTGCGACACGTTCGCCGCCAAACACCAGTAATTTAATTTGTCTGGTTCATACGTGAACACTAAATCGAAATGCTGCGCCAACGCAACAGGCCAAACGCCCATAGCGCCGCCAGCCTGAACCGCGATTTGCATGTCGCGCCCCGCCTTGGTCATCAACAACAACGTCGCGTTCAGATCGTTGACCCAGTCGTTGACCGCTTTCAACTTCGTATCTTGCTTCGGCCATTTCCAGCGGCGACCATCGAATTCGATGTACTCGCAAAAATCGTCGTAGTCAGTTGGTGTGTTAGTAGTCATCAATTTTCCCTTTCTTGAAGTGGTTCAGTGCTGATGTTTCGCACAAGTTTATCACAGTTATTCCAAGGTCGCTTTCATCAATCGTTTCGAACTGTTTGATCAGCCCGGTGAATTCACCGTTCGGGCCGGTTCGTGGGTTGTGATACAAACTGCGCGGGTACTCGCCGAAGTAATGCCGCTTTTCCCCGGGCGGGTATGCCATGTCGTACCCCAATAAATAGAATTCTCGAATTCCTGCATGATACGCGATTCCAAGTATCTGATAGCCGCTTGCGTGTCCGAAGTGGATAAACGCGGGGTCTTTGGACAGACTGTCACCCCAACGACCTTCGATATAGTTAAGGTTTTTGATTTCACCTGACCGCCAGATATAAGTTGGTTTGTGCCACGTCCACTTTTCAAAAGGCGCGTCGCGAATGCGCGGGTCTTGTGCGTATTCGTCCCACCATTCCGGGTTGCACGCCATGAAGTAGTCAAGCGACGGCACGCGCTGATAAACGTTGTTGATACCGAACAAAGGAACGCCCAGCCGTTGCCAGTTAAGCGCCCATTCAATTTGATCATCTGACAAAGACGGGCCAGTCCCGATAATAATTCCTTTAGTCTGTGGCGTTCGCGATTGCATCTTCAAGACTCATTTGCGGGAAACATTTTAACCGGGTCGGCGACGTTGCGTTGATGACCTGCATACCCGGGGGAACTTTGATCTTGTCAAACTGCGCCGCGAAAGAATGATACGACGTGTTGCGTGAAAGCCCTTTCGGGTGATCGCCGAAGAAATGCAGCTTCGGTTTTTTGTTGTCACCAACAGCCATCATGTTGAACCCAACTAGCACCATATATCTGATTCCCAGCAGGTAGGCGATGTTCGTGATTTGGTATCCTGAATTTGAACCGTAATGAATTTTCGATTGGTCGCGGGACCATCCGGCCCCGCCGTTCCCAGCAATCCGATACAAGTCAGGGTAAGTTTTTTTCGTCCCGCTTTCAGTACACCAGAACCCATTACGACTTCCGTTCCATTCCTTGACTTTATCGTAATGAATTTTCCACCAGCGGTTGTCGCACGCATAGTGGAAATCCAGATAAGGGCAGATTCTATAGCAATCCGAGATTCCGATATATTTCCACCCGCTTTCCGAATAAATTCGATCAATAACTTCTTGTGTGAGGCTTGGACCCGTAGCCATGACAAACGCTTTTTCTCCTTCAAAGATTCTGGGGATGGGGCTGCATCCAGCGTCGATTTTTGTGTTTCTATGCCCTTTAATCGGGCGCGCTCGCGCCCTACCGGGGGGAAGTGACGTGGTTTTTTTGGGGTGTCTTCCATTTTCTATTTGGCTTCGCCCCAGTTGTCCCCGTGATTGCTGTCGCACGTTAACGGCAGGTTTAGCAGGACGCAGTTTTCCATTATCCGTTTCGCTTCGTCGTGGGCTTGGTGTGCTTCCGTCGTTTTGGGCACCGACCAGTTTAGTTCGTCGTGTACGGTGAGAAGCGGAGCCCCTAATGTGTCGATTATACCAGCCGTTTCCCATATATCCACCATTGCAATTTTCATAATGTCCGCCGCTGAACCTTGCAGTAAAGCGTTCAGGGCTTTATGTGTGTTAGCGACTTCGTATTCGTCGCCGTACTTTTCCCGGGCGACGGTTTCATTGAACGCGCCTTCTGCTTTCGCTATTTTACGATTGACTGATTGGTAACGATCCCAGCGCCGACGCCGCCCCTGATATGTTCGAATCCATTTCCGGTTTTTCGCGCGCCTGTCGCATTCGTCATACAGCGATTTGATGAATGGTAACCTACTATGGTATTGCAAGAAAAGCGGTTTTACATCTTCCAGCGAACGTCCCAGATTTGCCGCCATCGTGGGTTCACCCATACCGTACACCAAGCCGAAGTTAATGTTCTTTGCGGGCTTGCGGTCAATCCCTGTCAGTTCTGAAACGAATTTGTGAAAGTCTGTCGTTGGATCGTCGCGAAACTGTCGGCAAATAACGTCGGCGGCGCTTCCCGGGTCGCGCTTCCCGTATTGCTCGAACGCATAATGCACCAGCATTCGAAATTCGATTTGTGACCAATCGTCCGAATACCAGTCTTCACCTTCGTCGGGTATGAACAGCGACCGGATACGCGGCCCGAGTTCTTCATCGCGTGCCGGGATGTTCTGAAGGTTAGGATTACTGGAACTGAAGCGCCCTGATACCGCCCCGTAGGCGTCGTTTTTAAGTTGGTGAAACTGGGTGTGAATGCGCCCGTTGATCTCATTGCCCAGTATAGCGCCCTTGATGAACGTTCCTGAATGCTTGTCCAGCTTGCGCAGTTGGTGAACGTCGCGCAATATTTGTTCTGGGTGTTCTTCCAGAAAATCAGCCGTGAATGAAGGCTTTTTCGTGGGCGTCAGATTGAAGCTGACAGCGTGCTTGTGACACCATGCCGCAATCGATTCAGCGCCCCACACGTCGATTCCAGCGGCGGTAACCTTCTTTCTGATGCCGTCGGCCACGGTCATCAATTCGTCGTCAAGGGCGTGCGCTGCGGGCTTGTCAACGGCAACACCGCGTCGGCGCATGGCTAGCATCATCGGCAGCAACCGCGTTTCAATGTCCCAAACACGCCCTAGTTCTTGATCTGCGATGATTTCTCGTTGCTTAGCTAAGATGTCCCGGGGCTGTTCAACGTCGCCCATCGCGTATTCTGCGACCACTTCCGGCGGTGCCCGGTATATGTTCTTCGCCTGACCCGCCCGGGTAGGCTTTCCACCATACGCAGCGGCTAGCCACGCGTAAAGCTGTTCCTCGCGCTTGCCTTCACCCAGATACTTTCGCGCACAACCGCCCAGTGAGAACGTGAAGGCGTTTTCGTCAATCAGGGGTTCAGCAATCAGGATATCGTAATACGGTCCCGGGACTTCAACCCCGGCTTCCCACAAGTAATCCAGATCGTACAACAAGTTCGCGCCGATCTTCGCAACGCCCGGGCGGCACAGTTCATGCTTTGCCCAGTTAAGAACATTCTTCCGGGGCAGGTTGTATCCGCTGGGGTCGTATTTGTCGGGGTGGTCGTGTTGCATAGGGAAATACCAAGAACGGTCTTCAGTAGCGACAGAAATTCCGACCATGAACCCATCGCGTCGAACGCCCGGGCCTTTTTCTTTCAAGTCGGGGTCGTAGGTTTCGACATCGATGACCAGTTCTTTTGCGCTATCAAGACGTGGGAATTCTGTTGGCTTCCATATCACGTTGTCCGGTATCTTCGGCATGACGCGCGGACCTTTGCGCTTCCCTGCTGGCGCGTCCCACAATAGCCCGGAATTTTTCGGGTAGCTCATTGGTTAGCGTACTTTAGCAAAACGTCACCGTGACAAGCTTTCGGCGTGCACCAGCAACCAAGAACTTTTCCTTCTAATTCATGTAAATCAGAAAACAAAGTTGGATGACTTAAAAGCCAACGTTCAAATTTATCAATTACTTCGGCCCGTGTTCCATCGCGGCCAATCGTGAAAGGATTGCCCCATTTAGACGGACGACCAATATAGACGTCGAACGGTTCGCGCTTGCAATGAACAACCTTCATGCCCGCACGCCCATCGTTACACCTTGCACGCCGTCGCCGCTGAAAGGAATCGGTTTCGGGTACTGGCTCAAATCCATGCAGTCGGCAATGCTTAATATCTTGATGATCGGCTCCGCGAAAAAGTGCGCCGGTTCGTCGACGTCGAATTTCATTTCGATTTCCGCTTCGCTTTCCCCGGTCATAGTTGTTACCGCGCCCGGTTTGAAACAGATGACCGGCACGCGTCCAGTGCTGGGCGTGAATGGTAATAAATCCTTTACCGCTTGTTGCGCGCCTTCCGGCAGCTTCGGCAAGTCCCAATCGTAATTGAAAAACTTTCCAATGTCCGGCCAGTCCGCTTGATACTTTTTAAACTCTATCCAGTAGTCACCGAATTCAATGCCCCCCGCGTTTTCTCGGTCGTGCAGTGCGGTAATTTCGTGCGGGGTGCGCAGGATTAAATCAACTGCGAAGTCAGGCAAAATAAAATTGTTATTCCATGACGTTTCCCACTGCACCCGAACCAGCGTTACGTTGTTCGTCGCGTACAACCAACCGTCGCTATACATGATCGTTCGCGCAAACAGTTTTCCGATGTCAGCGTCGACGCCCATGAACGGTTTCAACTTGCGCAGGGGTTCTTTGATTGAGTCGTCGAGCGGTTCCCAGATTTGCGGCTTCTCGCACAACGGATATGGGTCGGTAGAAATCGCCATCTTCGCACGCATCCGCCCGCCCTTCACAATCAGGTTCCCATCTTTCGATTCGAATTTCGGGTTCTTGATTTTCTGCAAAGCTGCAACGAATTTGTCAGCCGGTAGATTGACCGGGTTGCCTTCGCGCGGCCACGGTCCATCGAAGTTCATTGTTCCGTCAGTTGCTTGAACCCGGTTGTCGTAAAAGTGAAGATTCGACATTACCGGGACGGTTGCCTTTTTGTCAATCACGCTGGCGACCAGCTTGGCAACTTCAAAATCGGACATCACAAAGCCTTGGACCGCGACGCGGGTTTAGTTGATCCCAGAACAAACCGCATTCGATATCAGTGAAATGATACTGACACATCGCAAGATACGACAACAATTTTTCCCGGGGCGGTTCCAGCTTGACATTGCAACCCGGGGCGCAAACAGCCCAAACCGGGGAACCTTCGTCGAATGCGGCGGTCGGGTGCCCCAGAATTAAAGTTTCGATTGCGACCGTTGAATTCAACGTCACTGAAATTCCAGCCCGGGCGACGTCGGCGCGAAGGTTTCTGTCACCCGGCCATTTTCGAAAAATGAAATTTTGATTGAACATCCGCTGCATGTCGTGATACCAATCGGGAAGCATTCGCCAGAATGTGCAACGACCCAGATCAGCTTGACCCATGATCAACGCGCGCGGGTCGGTGGTTCTTTTCCACGGCAGCAACGTCACCATTGATTGAACATCCGCGTCGATTGATTCGGGCACATCGTCAACGCAGAATTGACCGCGACCGTTGAAACCGTTCCAGCCGATTGTGACATTGTCGTTCACGTTGCCCAGAAACTTTCGGTTGACCTGCAAGAAATTATCGTAACCGCGTTCGCAGTTCTTCCAGTAGTTCGGCCCGAACAGAACATGTATGTCGCCGGGTACAATCCTGTCGGAACTGGTAAGTTCTGATTGTATGCCGTGCTTTGCAAATCCTTTCTTGAAAAATTCAAGGTAACGTTTTTGCCAAGCGATTCCGGTTGCGTGAATGACTGCTTTCATCGGGTCATCCGGTGTTCTTCAACGCCCTTCAACAAGGCTTCGTTCAATACTTGCATCCACGTTCGGCCCGCAGCTTCTTCGAACGGCATACCTTTTTCTTTGCATTCGGTTAGCCGGGTCATCTGAATATTCAGGCACGAAATTGCGCCCGCCAGAAACACCAGATACAATTCGTGATAGCGTTTCGAATCCATAATTTCTTCGCCGTACAATTCTTCATAGTATGTCGACCACGCTTCGTCGAAGTCCCGGTACTGTTTGCCGTCGATACCGGCAAAGGTCATTTTTAACATTTCGTCTGCTCCTTTATAACCAGAACATTACCACAGTTCCAGCACAAAACAAAATCGTGTGGTTAGTTTCCCGAGTACAACGCGCAGCGGTTTCGAACCCGCTGGTTGTCGATGCCTGAACACCACAATTCAGAAACGTCTATCAGTCCGGTTCGCGACCCTCGCTGATAACAATAGTTCTCGTTTAAGAAGGTAGCGGCGGCGGGGACTCGAACCCCAGTGTCAACCGACTTTGACCGCCTCATAAATTTTTGGTGGATGCCGAAGGATTCGAACCTTCTACGGTCTAGCCGCGTCCCGCTTTACAGGCGGGCGAACTTCCAGTCGTTCATCGCATCCACTGATCAAAAAACTTCGTAAAGCGTTTTGATCAGTGCCCCGAAGGGTGACCGGATTCCAAAACCGTGAAACAGGAACAGTAGTGGTTGTCCTAACATTTTTTCGTCTTGCTTGACGTCGGCTATTGCATCCTGTACTGATTTTTCGCCCTTCTGTCTAGGTGTCATCCTGAACCTAGCTATTGATTTCTGGGTAGGTAGCCGACAGCCCTTCAATAGTAGGGGTGTCGGTTATAAGCGGCTTACCTGATTCGTGCGACCTTTCGGCCCGTTTCCGCTTAACCTTTTAAATTCACCATTTGCGTTTCTTGTATCTCCTTTCTCTAAGTGATGTAAAGATTATAACAGCACCCTACAAAAAGTCAAGGGTTTTTTTAATCTTTTTTAAACACCGCGTACGATGCTTAAAAAAAGTGCCCCGGTTTCCCGGGGCGGTTGATGCTATGCGGCTTCTGCGATTTTCAGTTCCAGCTTCGGAACTTCGCAAACGGTGTCAAGGTGACTGTGCAGCTTACCCGACAAGTTCTGAATCCATTCAGGTGACGTACCCTTGTAAGATTCGGTGCAAGCGTTGAACAGCTTCCACACGTTGTCGTTTTTGAATTCTTCGTGGTCGGGCTGGTCCCACTGTTCAACAACCTTCGGAAGATTGCGAGTGTTCAAAGCACCTTGACGAAAAAGTTCAATGATCGTTGCTTCGGCTTCGTAGTTGTCGAAGTCACGATCTTTGTAAGCGATGTACCGGGTTGCCTGATGATCGTCAAGCTTTACAACTTGATCCATCGCGGCGGCGATACGAAGCGGTAAGTATTCGCGAACGTTTGTGGTGTGCTTGTGACCGACTACGATTTCACCAGAAAACGCGAGGTTGTCACAAACGAAGACACCAGAACCGACAGCAATCATCGCAGCGAATTCTTTTGCGTGACTGTTACGAAGACCGATTACCGTGCTGTAATCTTCGCGCAAGTTCTTACCAATCACTTCGAACATTCCGAAGTAGTTTTGACCATTTTTAGTCAAACCGTGGGCTTCTGATAAAACCTTCAAGCCTCGATCTTCTAAACGGTCCTGAACCATGTCAACGAAATAATCGTGGTTGACTGGTTGAAAGCTGCGAGTCGAAGCCGGAAGTTCAACCTTTCCCAGTGCGGGACGGTCAACAGCGGCAGCGCCACAATGCAACATTAAGTTAAGATTTGACATACAATTTTCTCCTTTCCAATTAAGTTAAAGTAGAACCAAAATTGATTCATGTAAAGATTATAACAACTTTACCAGAATTGTCAAGCCTTAAATAAAATTAATTATCAAGGTTCATACTTTGTTAGGTCGCCCGCTTTTTTCCATAGGGCTTCGTGATTTGCAACCCTGTATGAAATATGTTCGTACCCGCCACCAGCCCCATGCTGCATAGAAAAAATAATTGACGCTGCGTCGCTAGTATTAATCCCGAAACCGGCAGTCGCATCAGCCGGTAATTTACCAATTGATTTTGAAAACCCGAAATCAAAAGTGCTTACAATGTGATCGTAGAAATCCTTGAAATCGAAGTACGGTTTCACTTCTACTAATAGAGCGTGGTAACCGTAGCATTCTGAATGACCACAAGAAAATTTAACCCTAAAGTCTGGCGTCCACCCCGGAAAATCAATCGGTTCATATTCCCATTCCCAACCAGCAAGATCGAAAAAAGCCGCCCAGCGTGCTTCCAATCTTGACCGGAAGACAACGTCGGCGTATTCGGTGGGGTGCGCTTTAAAAGTATATTCCATCACTCACCCCCGCACTTGATCCGAAACATGCCTTTCAATTCGTTCGGGCGCAGCGCCATGATCAATCGGGAAACGAACGGCGTCATGTTGTTACTGATTTTGTATTCGGTTCCGATTTCAGACAGCATTGAATCCCATCGTATTTTTTCACGAATGCAATACGCACTGTAATATTCACGATGAACGCGTTGCTTCAGATAAAGCGCGGCTTTACCGAACGCGTTGACGATGTGCATGTTGTCGGGTAACCAAGCCAAAAACTCCCGGGTTTGCCGCTTCTTCAACCCTTCAAATATTTTGGGGTTGTCATCAATGCGTTGTTTCGCTTCTAAATATGTCGCCATTTCATAACCCCTTTCTTTCAGCGCGTCGTTTCATGTAACGGTCGACGATGTCTTCCGGCTTCATTGAAAAAACAACAACGGGTTCTTCGTTTTGAATTATTTCTTCAAGCGCCCCGTCCAGTTCGATTAACATTTCATCCCACGGTCCGTAATGACCATGTTCAGCAAGCATCCCCATCAGTGCAGACCAGTCATACTTGACGATCTTCAACGGGTCGATGTTTCCAAGAACGTAATAAATCGGCGTCGCAATGGTGACATCGGCGTTCGTGTCGTGAACGATTGCCGGTGAACTTTTTTCAAGCCACGCGTGCGGATGAACCAGCCCTTTCGCTTCACCGCTGCGCCCGGTCGGCGCACCATGACAAAGAACCCAGTTTTGATCACGTTCTTCGATCATTTTCTTCGCGGCGCTGTCGAAGCATGTGCCGTTGCGCTTTCTCATTTCATCCACTCGATGACGTCGCCTTTCTTGTGACTGTCGCCGTGACTGTCGGTGAATTCAACATCACCAATAACAACCCATTCAATGCCGTGCGGGTCACAATCGTCGGGTGCACCGCTGCCGGGGATGTAAGACTTGTCGAGCAAGCCAACATTACGAAGATCGCCGAAACAAAGATCAGGCGATGAAATGCCGCCAGCAGTGAGAACGTTTTCGATCTTCAGTGTGTAGCCAAGATATTTAGCGAAATCCGTCGCAAGCTTCAGGTCTTCAACCTTGAAGTTGTATACGCCAGCAGTTATTTTTTGTGTGTTCATTTTCATTTATCCTTTCTAAGTTAAGCCCCGTTGCCGGGGCGGTTAAGTTACTGGGTCCAAGCATCGGCCAGTGGTTCAACTTCAAACGTCGAAGCCATGTGCGCAATATCGATAATGTTGTTCGGCAGTGAAGCATTAAAACGTGCGTAACATTTATACTGTGCTTCAACATTGTATGAAAGATTATCAAAAGCACTTTCAAGAATAGTTTCATCAAACTGGTTTGAAACATTCCATTGAATTTCACCTTTTGACCATGCGGTGATTTCGTCGGCTATCAGTTGCTTTACGCGTGTTAAAAAAGTATCAAAGTTCATTTCGTTTTTCCTTTCTAAGTTGACTATGTAAAGATTATAACAGACCTTGCCAGAATTGCAAGGTTTTTTTCAACCCGTTTTTGGAACCGGGAAACCGCAACGCGGCGACAGCTTGACGAATAACCGCTTCTTTGCCCGGGTCGCGGCGACATAAAAGATTCGCGCTTCGTCGTCGCGGGTGTAACCGATCTTGTAATAATGATGCGGGCGTCGCCCCATGCTATTCGAAAAGTATACGTTATCAGCTTCGCCGCCTTTGACGCCGTGTATCGTATGAATTTCAATTTTCGGTTTGTCCAGTAACGCAGATAAACCAAAGCGGTCTTTCACTGCGGAATAATAGTGGCTGTCGTTCTCGCCTACCAGAAGGGCTTCGTTCCAGATAGCATCTGTTTTCTTGAACCCGTAGTCGCGAACCAGTGTCGTCATTCTAATTCTGTCGGCGGGCTCTCGTTGCATTAATCTTTCGCGCGTCGTCTTCTCGATCTGGTTGTCTTGCATACTATCAACAATTGATATAATCGAAGAAACGGGGACAGACTCGCCGTTCTGTAATTTCGTCCAAGCGTTAGCAAGGCGCAAGTGTTGTTGTTTAACTGAATTGCGTTCGTTGCAAACAAACGGGTAACCGTGTCGGCGTAGCCATGCCGCAAGGTCGTCTTGTTGGCTTCGCGTTCTTGTCAGAAGATACCAGCTTTCACCGTTATCAAGTGGGCAGTCTTCGAGCCCGCCCACGAAATTGAATTCGCCGTCTTCGTCGCGCGGCGACCATTCTTTTTCGTATCGGTCGTCGATCATCGAAACGATGCTGATTGCAAATTCCCAAACCGCCCGGGGTAGCCGGTACGATTCCGCCAGAACCGTTCGGTGTGCGTCCATGTGTCGAAACGTGTGCAGGTCAGCGCCCGCCCACGAATAAATTGCTTGATCATCGTCGCCAGCAATCCAGACTGTTTGCACGTCTTTAAACATTTGCTTCGCGAACTTCCATTGCAACGGCGACAGGTCTTGCGCTTCATCGATGATTGCGAAGTCGACGTCGAGCGGATCAAGACTGCACCCCATTTCAAGCATGTCATGAAAATCAACAAGACCGTTTAATTTTTTGTAGGTTTCCAGCGCAACGCCCATCTTGACGAATTCGTTCAAGCCGTCGGTCATGCCGCCGAAGTAGAACCGGCGCAGTGTCATTGACGCGGCTATTTTTTCGAAGTGGTCGCCGTAGCCCCGGCATAGATTCCGGGCAAGCCCCAAATGAAACCCGGTCATATTGCGCGCTAAAACTGACGTATCCATTTCGGCGGGCATAATATCTTTCCCCAGATATTCGCCCAGTTCGCGCCAGTGGTCCGGCTTCATTACGTCGTTGTGCTTTAATCGGTTCCGATGAAAAGCCGTGCTGTGCATTGTTCGAAAATGGGGGAAGTCGTCTTTCGGTAAATCGAACCGGGCGGCGGCTCGGTCGCGTGCTTCGTTCGCTGCCTTGCGTGTGAAACTCACGTACGCAATTCGGTCTGGGGTGACTCCTTTGTCAAGCAACTGTTCAACGACGTCGATGCAGGTAGAAGTTTTACCCGTTCCCGGCGGTCCTAGTATCATTTCTTTCCGCATCAGAAATTTGTTTCGGGTGGTATGACTGGGTCTAGTTCCTGCGTCGAATCAACTCGAAGTGTTCCCGCGTCCGCTTCCCAATAAGTCAGCCCGATAGTATCGGAACCGTTTCGAATGGTTGTCCGGTCACGTCGCATGTCAAAGGCTTCTAAGTGCTTTCCTATTACTTTCGGGTTTGGGGTCACACGCGTTTTTTCACGAATGAAGTCAACGAGTGATTCCAACCTGAAACGGTACACCCCTTCGACTTTCAAAGCAAGACCGTCGAACAACTGGTTGTTGTTTTTCGCGTGCGACATCATTTTCAGGTAGTCTTTCAAATGCTCCAACGTCTGCGACTGGGGTGACAACTCGAATGGTATTTCAATTGTCTGGCAACCGTCCAGCGCATTTTGAATCACGTTTCGCCAGCGGGCTTGCGGAATTATCTGCGGGTAAAAGTTAACCTTTTCAATACACTGCGCGCCGAACTTCTTCTGCTCCATTAAACCGCTTACGTCTTCGTAGCGCAGAACATGACCGCGCACCGTGATTTCCCATTCTGGCTTTTCGTCGATTACCTTGCCGGTCGGCGTCATGTAAACCAGTTTTTTCAAATCCTGTAAATCGATGTCCATTTCGAATCGTTCTTCGATAGCCCCGCCGACGCCGTGCTTTCGTCGCATACAAACAGCCCGGTTGCAAACCTGCGTCAATGGCGCTTGCGTGCAAAGGTAACCGTAATCGCGCCGCCCTAGCGATTTGTAAATCGTGTCGTTCAACTCCCGGGTCGACAGCGGCGGGTTCACATACTTGATATTGAATTCGTCAACGTACTCTTGCCAGTCGTCTTCGCCGTATTTGATCTTCGCATAAACGCCCATCTGCAACAGAACCGTATTGCGCCCGCCCTCGCTGATGCCGTCCCGGGCGAAGTGCTGGCAGCACGGCGGACCGTCCGAGAATGGGTATTCAATGGTCGGCACTTTTAAATCGCGGAATTGTTTCCTGCTCAAACTACTGCGTTTTGCTAATTCAAGGAATTCATCAAGGTCAAGCTGATCGCCGTCACGGCTGAACGCATAGCGAACGGTAAAGTCGGCTTGAAAATACGGCATGTTCAACCAGTTGCCATATTGATCTTCTTCCAGTTTTATTTGCTTCGGGAAAATTTCTGTACCATCGAAGCCCATCGCTTGCGCAAACGCCTTCAGCTTTTTGACGACTTCCGACGCTTTGATTTTCTCGGTAAAGAAAACGTACACGTGAGCCCCGCCAGATTTTGACCGGACAACGATAAACGGCAAGCCGTGTTCTTTGATGAACTGATTCATCGTGGCGCAAACGTTCGCGCCATACGAATCGATATCGAGCGCCGCCCACATGACCGTTCCGTCGTCGCAAATTGGAATGATGCCCAGACTTCGAATGCCGTCAAGATGTTGCTGCCACATTTCAAGCGTCGGCGGGGTTGCAATGGTCTTCGCTTCGCCGGATACTTTTTCGCCTTCGATGGTTTCATCGATTGCGTATGTGCCGTGCGCCCGGTCGAGCCCGACGAATAACTTTTGTAACTTTTTTGCTGACATTTTTATTTTTCCGTATCTAAGTATTTTTATTACAGTGTATCTGTTTACTACTAGGGAAATAAAAGGGGCTACGTTTCCGTAGCCCCTTTCACGCTAGAACGTCGCCGGTTCTGAAGGTTGTGGATTTTCAGATTCACCCGTTGGCGTTTTTGCTTTTTCACTGGTGGCTTCGCCGCCGGGTTCTTGATCGACGCTTTTCACTGCCCCTTGTTGAAACGCCTGATAAAACTTTATTGCTGCGTTTAACTGGTTCTGGTCAGTCACAAGCGACGGCGCTTTGATGTCCCAAATACGCCACGTGTTGTTGTCTTTCTGCTGGGCTTCAGACCCGACGGAATAGATCAACTGGCAGGTCGCCCGCAAACCGCGCGCGGTGACTTGCTTGTTCATGTCCGAAAACCATCGACGCGAACGCTTGACTTGCGTGCGTTCCATGTTGATGACGCCCGGGTAAAAAATACCGTTACCACGAACAACGACCACGTAATGAATCCGGGTGTCGTTCAGTTCATGCCCATTCGGAAGAATGTCACGGTTCTTATCGTTAAGCGTTGTCTGACGCATCAGTTCTTCGCCTTCGACCGGGTCGTATTCCGCGATGAAACCTTGTCGACCATCGGAATCAGTTTCGTTACGGGGAACCCATTCGACAAAGACGCGTTTGTACCCAACAGGTATAAACTGAATCTTTTCTTTTTCCGGGTCGATTACTTCGCCGCCGATGGTGTCGTATAACATCCCGGCTTTTGTACCTTCGATGAAACTTTCGCTGTCAGGGTCAGCTTGTGGCGAACCCTTTTGCAATAGCCGCATGAACGGGGTGGCAAACGAAGACGAATCAGCGTTTTCTAAACCCGCGCCATCTGGTAGGACGTCATCGGGAATGGTAAGCGCGGTTGCGCCTGATGTTTCTAGGTCTTTTTTGTTACTCATTGGTGTTACCTCATTGGTGATTGATTAAAATGGGCTGTTTTCTAAATAGGGAACCCGACCCTATTCACCTTACTTCTTTACCTTCGACACTCGCTTTTCGTAATAGCTGATGCTTTCTGGTACTACGTTGCTGTTCGCAAGTTGTTCGTTAACCCACGCGCGCAATGTTCCGGGGTGGATAGACGTTTTCGCCTCGAAGGCGATTTCGTTCGTATCCAATAATGATTTTAATATTTCCGCTTTGCCGTCTTCACCGGGTCCGAACGTCGTCGTGATCGCGTTGCGAATAATAGCGCCGTGATTGTGATCTTTCAACCAGCGATGTGCTTCGGCCCGATTTTTTTCACTGATGTTTGCAAAAACTGATTCTTTGACATCGATTTCGGTGCCGTCGGTCAAGCGAAAAGTTTCAAACCCGATTGCAAGCATGGCGTCAGGCAATAGATTTTCGTTTATTGTTTGTAAATTCTGCTTTGCAAGACGCAGGGAATTTTCAAGGTCTGCGACGGTACTTTCAGCGGCAAGCTGACGATTCGCAAGTGCTTCGACAGTTTTCATTTGTTCGTCGGATGGGGTCCGCACTTCTTCGAGTGCAGTTAAGTCTAGTTCTGGCATTTCGTTTTCTCCTTTCTATGATCGTTAAATTTTGAAATCCATCTTGACGTATTGCCGGGTGTTGCCCGCCCAGCGCAAGATACTGAAGCCGCCGAAATCCCGAACGGCAATGGCACAACAAAGCGCGACTGCGACTGGGTCACCGACAGCAATGATTGAATCTTCGTCGGGGTTGAAATCTCGCAAAGCCCTTCGAACCTGACTGATGTTCGCAGCCATCGCCGCCGGGGGAACCCCGTGCCCACCGAAGACAGGTTCGTTTTGAATCTCGCCGTACGCCGACGCGATGGTCACATCGACAGCCGGGTCTTTCAACACTTCGCCGGTATCACGATCACGAAGCGGTTTGCCCGTTCCGTCGCGACGAATTCGATACGGGATCGACGGTATAAAACATTTTGGCATTTCGGTTTCTCCTTTCGAACTGTTAATGTTACAACTTCGCGGGGCAAGGTGCAAATAAATCTTGCACAATTCCAGCGGCAACGACGCCGGTGTGCGCCTTCTCGCTTTCCATAATCCGCAAACTGTCTTGTGTGATCATGTCCGCGAGACTCATTTTCTTTGCTAGCGCCATAACAATTTTAGTGTCAACCGTTCCCCGGCATTCCAGATCAACGTAGTTGACAGGGTGATGTTGTCCGATGCGGTGTGCCCGGTCTTCTGATTGCAACCGCGCTTCAAGACTGAAATCGTTGCTGTAATAAATCACCGTTGTTGCAGCGGTCAAGGTCAACCCGTAGCCGCCGGAATGTTGTTGACCGACAAAGAAGCGCGACTGTTCTTCTTCGGGCACCGGGTCCACGCGAACGACTTGGCGTGTTTCCGGGTCGATGATGGGGCGCTCACCTTGAAACAATGTCTGCGCTTCTTCCCGGTCAGCATCTTTTACGCCGCCGTGATAACTGACAACACTTGTCGGCCCATATTCTTTTCGTAGGGCGTTTTCTATCGCTTCGATTTCAGGGCGAAACCTCGACCAGATAATAACCTTGCCTTCGGTTTCTTCGATGACGTCCAGCATCGATTGAATACGTGGGTTGCTGGTGCCGATGGGTTGCGCAACACCGTATTCTTCTTCGGGCACAAAGCCGCCGATGATTTGTTGTAAACGCAAAAGCCGGGTCAGTACATTCGACACCGGCACGTTCTGCCCATCCATTTCGATGACTGAATCGTGAATCAGTTTGTTGTAAACTTTGCGCTGATCTTCGCTTAATTCGACGTAGCGAATCTGATAAATCTTGTCGGGTAGGTCAAGGCATTCTTCTTTCGTTATGCGAGAACTATGCGGGGCTAGTAGTGCAATCAGTTTGTCGAGATTTTTATATTCGACTAGTGCTTCGAATTCTTGTTTTTCGTCTTTGCCGGGGATGTAACGATATTCAGTTTGCCATTCCGCAAAATACTTCTTGAACGAAACGAAATTGTCGAAGCCAATTATCGACGGGTCGAGAAATCGGAACTGTGAATAAATATCGAACGGGCTGTTCGTGACGGGTGTTCCTGTCAGTATCCGACGGCAGACCGCGTGTCGTCCAAGATGGTACATTGCCCGGGTTCGTTTCGCGCCGGGTGTTTTGATCTTGCTCGATTCGTCGACCGCCATCATGACTTTCAACGAATTCAAAATCGGGCGCAGGAACTTCGCCGGTCGGCAAGCTTGGGAATTCGTGAAGCCTTCGAGATTGATCGCGATGACGCGCAAGCCTTCGAAGCCGGGTTCGAGAACATGATCGACGGCGCGCTTTTCCGCGACCCTCATTGTCGCTGACCACGTAGCGCCCCGGTAGTTTGTCCATTCTGGCATGTGCGCAGGTAGTTCACGACTGATCCAGTTGCGGTGAACGCCCTTCGGCGCGACGATGACCAGACAGTTGACCCGCCCGTGGTAGAAGTTGTACGCGGCGGTATCGATCACGATTTTCGATTTGCCGGTTCCCATCCCCATCAACAGCGCAAAACTTAATGTATCACGGGAACGCAGGAAGATTTCACGTTGATGATCGTATGGCTTGGTTTTCCAGACATAATCTTCCGCTTTCACGGGTATCGGTTCTGACATGTTTTTCCCTTTCTGATTTTCGCAATTGTATCACGGGGTCAGGATAAATTGCGACGCCCTAATAAGTAAACGGATTTTCAAACTTTCAGACAGGGTGTTAAGATTATAACACGTTTCGCACGCGCGCGCCATTAGAGAATTACACTTTTCAAATACCTGATAACTTGAAAAACGGCTAACTGACAACAAAGCTGTAAAACTATACCCTGTTATAAAACAGCAAATAATCTTCACACACGTTTGAAATCTATGTATATTGTTTAACCTTATAGGAGATTACAATTTTCGGGGTCTTAATGGGTGTTCAAAAGCGGGGTTATTCGTCGAGAATCCACAAACGCAGGGATTCGTGCCTAGCGGCACAATCTCGGTATATCTGGTCTGCGAGTACCTTATTTTGGAGAACGGCCCGCAGGGCGTCTTCAGCGGGCAGTGTGACGGTGATTTGAGCTAGCGTCGGAAGCGGTTTGCAGTGTTCCATCGCTTCGATGGGTTTTCCCCGGGGAATTTCAGTTGGTGGTAACACCACGGGCTGAATCGTTCCACAACCTGACAAACTCATAAGAAATAGGGTTGTAATCGACTTGCGCATTGCATTCACCTTCTATCGTCAGTATTTGGGGCACAGGCTTCGCCAGTTTAGCCAGTTTCAATGATTCGGTAAGACGGCGTGCCTTGGCGTCACTTTCAGCTATCGTCGCTGTCAGCGCAATTCTCGCGGTCGTGTCCCGCTTCACTTGCGCCGTGTGCTTCTCGATCAAAATATCTTGTTCCGCTTTCCAGACTTCTATTGCGGCTATCTGGGCTTCCGCGAACTTCGCTTCTAGCCGCCACCCGTTCACACTCCAACCTGCGCCGAAGGCGACTGCGCTCGCGACGCCGACGATCACGACGGTCGATTTCAATTTTGTAATGAAGCCCAGTGCCATCGATTACAGACGCCTTCACCGAAGCTTCGACAGCTTGGCGTTGATGACGTCCCACGCGGCTTCGCGCAGGTCGTCGCCGTCGTTGCTGACGGTCGCGTGGCAAAGCGCATCAGGAAAGTATGAAACGTTGCTGTCATCGTCCGGGCTTTCAACGCGTAGCAGGAACCCACCAGCTTCCACAATCCATTTCGCTTCGTTGCCAAGTTGAACATCAGGGATCACCATGCGCCCTTCGTTGTCCGCGTTGACCATGTGCCAGCGACCTTCAGCCATCAGAACCCACAAGTTTTTGTCAACGCTGTTCATACCCCATCCAACTAGAAGTGAATTCAATAAGTATTCCGGCGATTTTCCCAGCCACGGGATAGAACGGTATCGCGCGTCGTCGTTTGTCCAGACGTCTTCGCGAATGTGCAATTGCTTCAGCATGTTTTTGACAGGGTCGGCGAAACAGTATTGTTCATATACATCATGCTCGACCATCTTTTGCGCTAGTTCATCTTTCCCGCACTCGGGCGTTCCCGTCAGACCAATCAACATTGCGGCTTCTCCTTTATTCAGCAATGCAGAATTGTAACTTCTTTTTGCATAACTGCATAGCCACAAAAAAGCCCCGTTGCCGGGGCTGGTTGTTAGTAGGTGTAAAATCCTGTACAGATTCCAAGGTAACCGCCGATGGTTTCGGGGCGACTGATCAGTTCAGTCAGGTCAATCGCGCCAACCCAACCAAGACCGTCAACTTTAAATGTCAAGAAACGTGCGGGGCGGTTGCTGTCAAAATGTTCACCAGCTATTTCAGCCATTTTACGCGTCGCTTTAACTGCGCCGTCATCAGTCTTGTAATGTTTACAAGGGTTTTTCGTTTCAGTCATTCGGTTATGAATACGTGCTGTTAATGTTTCAGTGATGTGCATTGCTTTTTTCCTTTCTAAGTTTAAGTAATGTAAAGATTATAACACGGTCTTACAGAAACGCAAGCGTTTTTTTAAATTTATTTCCAAGCCCAAAGAAGATAGCACCCGTCGTCATAACGAACTTCGTCAACCCGGCTGAAATGTTTCAACAACTTTTCGTCCCACCAGTCGCGGTCCTGAATCGTCAAATGTAATTGAAGACCAAGTGCGTCGCCGTCTTTGTCTGGCAACCGAGCAATACCGAAAAATACCGCGTCAGTGACGTGCGCAGCGATGTTCATCAAAACCGTGCTAACGTCGTCAGTCGGTATGTGTTCCATCAAGTCAGTGCAGATTCCGAACTGCGCTTGTCCGAGCGTGACCATAGAACCGGCGTCGCGAAGATCGCCGACAGTTATCAGGTTATGATTTTGCGTGATCGCGTTCGCGGCGATTTCGATTCCTTTTGGCAAGAAGCTTGCTTGCTTCAACCAGCCCAGCGAAGAACCGTTGCCGCAACCGAAGTCGATGACAGTAGAACCGTATACCGCTGTTTTTAGAAACGGACGTTTGTACGGGCGACCAAGTCCAATATCAACCCAGTTTTTACCGTAGCGTTTACAATCACGCCAGACTTTTTCATACTTTTCTTTTTCGTTCATCGCGACAGTATAAAAGATTCACATATTTTTCGCCCAGCTATTTTGACAACAATGCACGCTTCGTAAATATCGCGCTCGGTTCCGTCAAGCCCGAAGTACATCAGCACTAGACACTTGAACCCGGCGTCGGCTTCTTCCCGGGTCGAGTCCGGCAAGGCGTCGAAAAATTCTTTCGCTGCCGTGTCGAACTCGCTGCGTGTTGCGGTAAGTGTAGCCATCAGATTTCCGTCATCAGGTTCAAGTTGTCTGCAACCAAACCGTACATCGATTTCACTTGCAACTGGTGGTTGCGACCGTCGCCCTTGTAAAGACTGTCGGTATCTTTCACCAATGCTTCGAACTTTTCCAATGCTTCTTCTTTCGAGTCAGCCCGGATCACTTTCGACAAATGGTACGTCGCATCTTCAACGTGAAGTTCGACATCGATCAAGTAAGCGTTGCCGATGGTCAGCGGTCGCGTGTCGTGCTTGACGATCATGTCGGCAGTGAAGAACAATGGCGGGTTCGGCGATTCAAGCGTGTGATCCCACGGCGAAACTTCTTTCAACCAGTAACCTTCAGTACCACCGACCAGTTCAACGCCTTTTGATTCGACGCGAAAAATTCCGCAGTTACGACCGGCGACGATTTCGCCGTTTTCAAATTTTTCAATATTCATTTCAATTTCTCCTTTCTAAGTTTTGCCCCGTTGCCGGGGCGGTTAAGTTATGAATAACAATCCAGACCTAAAGCTTCGATCATTCCTTTCGCGAGGTAATCAAGGTAATGGAAAACATCGCCGTTTTTGAAATCGATGATTACCAGTGTCTTACGAATTTGTGCATGGTAATCTTTAGCTTCGTGAATGTAGTCAACCAGCATTTCGTAAGTTAATCCGAAGTGACCTTCGATTTTAATTTCTTGGTCAAGGTCGACGCCTTTTTCGTTGATCAGTGTTTTCAGGTACTTTTTCATTTCTGTTATTTCCTTTCTTCGTTTCGTTGATGTTGTAATAATTATAACAGGGTCTTACCAGAAGTCAAGCGTTTTGGTGAAAATAAATATAAAAAGAATTATTAAAAAAACTTGACAGTTCCGATAAGTGTGTTATAATCTTTACATGAATTAGGAAACAACCTGATTCGCAAACGGGTCAACCAGATGTCGCACCCGCAGCCCGCGAGGCAAAAGACTTCATCGTTATTGTAACAGCGGTTCCCTGCACCGAAGCGTAGCAGGGTCGGGACAACGAACCGACCTTGTGTGAAGACAGGCAGAATTTAGTTTTAAGAAAGCTTGACAATTTTGGTAACACTGCTATAATTATTACATTACTTAGAAAGGAGAAACAAGAATGACTGTAGACATGAAAAAAGTACGCGAAGACATGGACCGCGAATGGGACATGACCGGCGAAGAATTTGATAAGTTCGACGTTGCGCAAGCAAACGACTTGAACGAAGGATGGAAAGAAATTGTCATGGAAAACGTCAACGACGACAGCGACAGGTTCTTCATTGAAGTTAACGCCGATTCAGAAGTTTGGAATTTCGAACGAATCTAAAATCACCGCCCCGGTAACCCCGGGGCTTCATTCGTTGTGAATTTTTCTGATGTGATACGCAATGGCTAAACCGCCCGCGATGATCGCAACAAGTCCCGCGACCAAATGAACAATATTATTCCATTGCCCCAACGACAAACCAAGAAAAGTCAGCACTGATCCCCCGGCGGCGATGTCGGCGATTACGTCTTTGTTGCTCACGCTATGCCCTCGAATTAACACTGTTCATGACCCGTCGCCTGATTCAACATAAAATTTGAAGAAAGCAACAGCGCCAAGAACGACGGCAGCAAGACCGCCTGATTCAGCGTAATTCACACTTGGGTTTTCCATGTACCAGCGAACAATTCTGTCCATTTGGTAAGCGTAAAACCCGCAAAGCAAAATAGGAATCGGTCGGTGAATTAATCGTTCAAAAAATGTTTTGGCAGTTTCAGTCATTGCTTCCATCCAACGCCTTCGATAAAACCAGTCCAGTTAAAACCTGCGCCCGGGTCGACCTTCCTTCCCGGGCTAATGTCACTATGCCGGACCAGACGCTTGATATCATACGCAGATAACCAGCTTTTTACAACTTCTGTAAGAGTGTCCATTTGCGCAAGGGTAACCCAGTCGGTCTTGATCGCTTCCAGAAACGTTCCGTAATTGTGGTGCCCCTCGACCAAAACTTCGACGCCCAGTGAATCAGTGTTGTAGCCCCGAGCATGGTAAGCGCCTTGATCATCGTCACGGCAAACGTACACGTCACCGTTCGGTGATATCAATGCGTGCGCCGAGTAACCCATCTTGACCAGAAAGTCACTAGCATGAATCGGGTGCGGGTCATTGATAAATTCGCCCATGCTGTGAACGACGATCATTTTCGGGGTGTTGCTGGAACTGCCGAATTCTGATGGTTCTTGAATAATCATGGTTAGCCCCAGACTTTACCGGAAACCCAACGATACCCGGCGACGATTTTCGACCAGACTAGCATCGTCGCGGCGAAAGCCAACATTTTCAATTTTGCAGTATTCATGTTTTATACCCTTGTGAAATCACGTTCCCATTTGCCAGAAATAACTTCAGGACTTCCGACAACCGCTTCAATTTCGATTCGGTACGTTTGCGCGAATGGTTGTGGTGATGCCCACGGCGAAGTAATCGGGCTGAAGTCTACAGCGTAACCTGTGACCGCCTGCGTGCCGCCTATAGGCGATGTGCCGCCCGCGTCGCTGATGCCTGTTTGATTGAACACTTCGACTTCAGGACTGACGCCAGTATGGTAAACGCGCACGTTGTACGTGTAGCCAGTTCCGGTCGCGTTTCCGTCTTCTTGGTCGGCTTGGCGGATGGTGAACGAATTCAAACGATTGCGCCAGTTAATGTTGAACGTATCGCCCAGTTCGTCGACGTCGCCCAAACGAACACCATCAATTGAAACGTTGACCGGGGCGCTGGGTCCAAGATAACGATTTGGTGTTGCTATCGAATGATATACGCCTATTTCTGGGCTTCCGGTAGGGCTTCCGTCTGGTGGGCCTTGATCACCGCCGCCGCTGTTGCTCATAAACCACGCGGAAACACTTGCCGCCGACGGATCGAGCGCCGTCACCATTTGCCCGACTCCATACGTGAAAAACCAAAGCACTGAATTGTCGTCGTGTCTTGCAACAGCCGTGTCGAGCATCCCTCGATGCACGCCGTTTAACTGGTACTGCCCGCCGCCAAGATCAGACAGTGATTCGAAGAACATGATTTCGTCGTCGACTAACACCAGATTCGGCGGTACTGGGTCGTCCAATTCTGAAACTACCGCGCTATCTGTAACAAGGTCGATGTCACTCGTTGCATTTATTGTGATCACGTCATTATTAAAATTGTTCGGTGACCCTTCGTTAATTTCAACAGCGCCGTCGAGCAAGCCCGCCGGGGTGAACGGCGAAACTTGTTGGTCGAATGTGAATCCGGTTCGAACTTGCGAAACAGGGAATGTAGTATCTTGTTTTATATACGCGTCAAACGAAACCTGCGTACCGTTCGCCCGGGCCGCGAGTAATCCGATTTGCTGTATGGTGTTCACGTCTTGATACCCTAGCGGCAACAAGAACAATCGAGCGGCGCTAACGTTCACGGGGTCGTCTTGAATCGGTGTCCACAAGCTATCTGTCGGGTCTGCGAAGCTTGGCAACTCGACCCTGAAAATATCTTCGACCCAGTCATAAATAATTTCGTTCGACTCTGCTGTCCCCAGCGAAATCTTTATGATGCGAACAACAAGGTCTTCGATTTCATACGGGGGCCACGTAATTCTTGCAAGGTCGCCCGGGCGCAGGGTGTAGTTCGAACGGTCAGCTTTAATCTTGCCCTTGGCGAGCGGATAAGACAACGTACGCAGGTCACGCCATGCCAAAGCATTCGCCAATGATCGTTCTTGTACTGCTGGGTAATTAGATGTCGCGATGACGTCGTCGTTGTTTTGAATAATCTTGTTCGCCATATCTTGCGCAACAGCGAACGACGGTTGAAAGTTTTTTTCGCGGTCGGTGAACTGAACCTTGACCTGATTCGATGTGTCAGCCCACGCACCCCGGGCAAAATCAAACGACATTATATTCGTTTCATTGAACACGGGGATATCAGACAGGGGCGACGGGTAGTCCGTTTCGCGGATTAACCGAAGCTGCCAAAATTTTGTAACAGCATCTTGAACAAGGAACCCGTCGACTTGCTGTTCTATTTCTGTCAACAGTTCAACCGCTTGCATACCACGGTCAAGGATTCTGGCGTACCCGTTGTCTTCCCCGGCGAGTACGACGCCCGCCGCTGCCATCTGCGTGACGTCAACATTTGAAAGACCAAGACCCCATTCAGAATTCGTCATAATTTCATAAATGACGTTCGCGGGGTTTGCGTCGTTGCCGTTGACTATGGCGTTCGCGCCCAGTGAAAGACCGTCTGGAATACGGCGCATTTCAAACGACCACGGGCGCAGGTTCGGCGCGTTGCCGATGTACATTTTTTCAAGTACCGCGTGAATTGTGCCCCGGTAGTTCGGCAACAACGTCGCGTCGACATCTGACAAACCCGCCATGTACGACGATTGCGCTTGATTATTTCGCCCAGCGTACAATTGAATGGTGCCGACAACGCCGCCAGAATCTTTGCCGAAGAAGTTTTTGTCGTTTAATGTGATCGCGCCTTGTTTGATCCATCCGGCGGAAGAAGGGCGAATCAGGTTGTCGTCAATCCAGATGCGGCGAATACCTTCGTCGTACCCGGGAGCCGCCACCGTGAATTCACCACGCCCCAGCATGAAATCGATGCCAATATAATATTCATGCCCGACGGTCACCTTGTCAGAACTGAACAACCCAGTTTTAACTTTTTCCTTGATTGAATTCGTTCCGAGGTCGCCGTACCACCCGATGTTCGGCCCGTTCATTCGAACGGTTCCCCAGATAATTTGAACGGCGCGACCTTCTTCAGCGGTCGGAACTTGAAAATCTCCGAGCCCGGCGGGCTTCGCGTTTTCAAGATTTGGTTTCGGGCGCAATAATTCCGTCAGCAGGAAAACCGCCGCGTACACCAATAGTGTGATAAAGAAGCCCATATCAGCTTTTCGTGAACTGTGATTGATTAAAAGGATTCTTCCCGGGGACCAGTGGGAAGCCGCCGAAGTTCGGAACGTTGCTGAACTTCGTCTTGCATGTGGAAACACTGTGGTCGCAACCCTGAAACGCCGTGACGGTTTCGCCCAGTATGTCGCGGAACGGTAACAACAAAGTAAACGTGTCGCCGCTGTGCGCGATGATCATGCGGTAATCGTTGCCTGCTTGGTTCTGCACGTACCCACCAGTAAAATCGGACCCGGTAAAACCGTTGACAGCGATGTCGTTTCCGTCGACGCCGTTGACCGTCCCGCTTTGCTTGAATGAGTTTTTATCGACGGTGCAGAACGAATCGTAAAGAACGTGATTGCAAAGCGACTGATATTTGTAGCGGGGGATTTCTCGACTGAACTGTTCGTTGAACGGGTTCATGTCGATTTTGCAAGTGCGCCCGCTGAACGCGATGCTGGTGACGTAACCTTCGAACAATACAAACCCGGTCGTCGGTGCGGGCGCGGGTTCTGGGGAAGGTAACGGCGAAGTAGTCGCGACTTCATCAAGCTGTATGCGGGTGATTATGCAGTCAAGTGTCAGTGCGGGTTGAATACCGATGTAGTCGTTGAAGGGTCGTTCAGACGCCAACGAATCAAGGTGAACTTTTGTGTTGCGGCGCTCGCGCGGGTTTTCGCTTGGCGCGCTGCGCTTTATTTCCAGCGGTGTATATGTGGCACCGCCGAAGATTATTTCTTCCGCGTGACTGGTAAAAAAGAACGTTTCCGAGCCGTAATCAAAACGATACAAGTCTGCCGGTCTGCTGTACCGTCCGCCTTCTAATTCTGCGAAAGTGGTCATGATTGCACGTCGCCGATGAAAACGGCTTCAACTGTAGAATCGAGAACGTCGCTTTCTGCGTCTTGCCAGTCGTGGTTGATTGTGACGTCGTCAGTTGCAAGTCGCGCAAGAATCATCAGATCAACTTTGTCGACTTCAGCAACAGTCGCCGCGAATGATGTCGCGGGTTCGATGTTAACGCGTTCTGTTGTATCGTCAATCTTCGTGACGCTCAAAATTCTGTGGTAACTGATGCTGCCGTCGGTTTTCTTTAACCTGAGTCCGGCCCACGGTCGTTGACCGCTGACGAAATCTGACATGCCCCAGTTGTCAACGTCAAAGTTAAACGCACCGCTACCGATGTTTGCGTTTACGTTGAAGTCGTGGCGGTGTGTCGGAATCCACGCGTTGCGAAGTTTTCCGCGCAGGTAGTACAGCAAGGAACGAAGCTGCCATTCAAACTGAACACTTTCGACAATCCAGTTGAACGGGGTTGAACGTCTGGCAGCTAGTTCTTGCGTTAACTGCTGGAACTTGCCTATACCGTAATCGATACGTTGCAGTTTCAATTCCCAGCCTTCAGCCAAGGTGCCGCCGTCGATGTTGTTTGCATCGTCAATGATCAACGTGTCGTTGCCGTCGAAGTCGGTCAGTTCTGGATACCACGCGTTGTCGATGCCGGGTATTGTCGGGTCGTTTTCAAGCAGGTCGAACTTCATACTGTACCGCGAAGTTTCGCCCGCTTGCGGGGTGCGCTGTTTCGCGGGGGACGCCAGAATAGAAGGCACAACCGGAACCACCGTGGCAAGGCTTCCGTCGTAGGCATTCTGCACACCTGTCGCAAAAGTGATTGTGTCCTGCGTGCTTTCTGGTGAAGCGACAGACATGATTACGTCGGATATCTGCAAGCTGTCCTGCGTGATTGTGCCGTCTGGGTTTTCCTGAAAGACCATCGCCAGCCCGCCGATTCTGAAATCAGCGTTGTCGAGCCCACCCGGGCGAACAAATACGACGGTGTCGTTTACCGCAACATCAGCGATTAATGATCGTTCAAACCACCAAAGCGGGACACCGAAAACCCGGGAAGTCCAATCAACGAGCAGGTTACGAATCTTGTTCATGTTGGCGAGTGTCGTCGATGAAATTTCATACGATACGCTTTGTCGTGGATTCGGTCGCAGGGCGTGGCGTTGTTCGCTGCCGTCGGCACTTTTGATTATATCGGTTGACCACGCAAGAACTTCTTTTGAAGCACCTTGCGGGGTGTACGGAAATATAATGATCCGCGTACCAGTTAACGACAGAACAAGCGTCCCGCCTGTTGTAATGAAATCAATCGTGCCGTTGATGTTTGGCGGACCGTCCGTCGTTACGGTGACGACGTAAACCTTGTCGGCGTTCGGTGCAAGGTTCGCTGGTGTGCCCGCTCCCGTGATCGTTATTCCCGCCCCGGCATTATTGTCAATACTGTTAAGCGTCTGATTATCTTTTCGGAATGTATTTTGAATAGTTGCGTTGAAAACAGTGTCACTGACCACGTTACCCAGTGCAACAACCCCGGGATTTAACAAAACTTTTTCAAAGTAATCGAATCCTACCCCTTTCATGTCCGCCGGACCAGTGCCTAAATTTTTCCACCGCCCGGTTCCGTTCGCGCCGCGTGCGCTTCGTTGCCTCCACCCAACAATATTATCTGTTGGGGTGACCAAAATATGATAACCGCGTGCGGGAATGTCAGCGGAAAAACCGAAAGTTACGGCGTCGGGAAACCGCGTCGGTTGAACGTAAACACCACGGGAAAGTTCGTGGTTTACAGAATCGTTTAAGTCTTGGTAATTCCTATGAAACGGAACTTCTGGACCCGCTTGATTTCTATAAAGTAATGCTCCGCTTCTCGCAGCCATATCACGTTGTTACCTTTTTATAGGCAAGACCATAAAGACCAGAATTTTCAAGATTGTCAGCGGTGTTGGCTGTTTGCTTTCTGGCAACAGGGAAAGCAAGCCATGTATCTGACCCTATTGTAAATTCATCACCACCTTGTAATGAACCTTCCATTGATATATTCCTTATATCGGGGAGAACTCCAACAGGGCGATAGTTGTCGGGGCTTGAAGCCCGGTATGTTGTCCAAAGATGAATCGGGAACATGGAACGGTAACCATTGAAAGGGGATATCCCGTTCAAATAAAGTGGATAGTGCAGTCCACCGCGCGGGCCATTCGAGAACAACGTCCCTTTCTGCCGCCCATCTGCGTCAAGTGCGCCGGAACCGGCACCGTTATCGGCAAGACTTTGTGCTACATGCCACGCGGTTTCCGGGGACTGCCTGCCCACTACATCAGGAAAACCAGTGCCGTCTAGTTGCCTTCCGTACAGCCAAGCAGCCGCAAACCCAGAAACACTGTCCACACACATTGCGTGTTGACCAGAAAACTTATTTTCAATGAAGGATGGTGATTGGTCCCAAACAGAACCGTAGTAATATTCACCACCAAACCATCGACCAATCTTGTTCACCGCCCCCATACCGAAATGTCTAAAATACCCGACCGCAAATTCAACAACCGCGTGCGCGTAATAGTCACTTTCAAAGAACCAATAATTTTCAAACGGGTCAGTCGGGAAACCCGTTCTAATATGCGTCGCGCCAGTGTCCGCGTATGTCGACGACGACGTGCCGACTTCCGTTCCAAGGTTCGGGTCGCCACTACCAGAATAATCGCGCATAGGAATCATGTTAATCAGGTCGCCGTATGAACTAGAAAAACCGACTGGCGCAAAACCACAGTACAGGTTCACCGTGTTTTCGTCTTCCGGGCTTAACTGATTTTGACGATGGATGACCCCATAGCTAGGGCTTTGACCGGCAGCGGCGTAGTCAACGTCAGCGGTCCAGCCGTTCGCCTGCAAAAAGTTGAACCATTTGGCAGTTAAATCTTCATGCCCGGTTGCGGTTCCTGTTTCAAATGACATTACTCATTCCTCATCGCCATAAATGTCCACGCATCAGTTCTGTGCACATTCTGAAAAACTAAATTAACGGCTTCTGGGCTTTCCCCCGTATCTGTTATCGTATCTTCTGACGACAAACCACCACCACCGGGGCACCAGTAACACCCGTCAAATTCACCAAGTAATTGATTAGAGTCAGGCATGTAAACTGTCAGCGGCCAAAGAAGCGTTGTCACCGGGGAACCCACCGTTTGCAATTGTTGAATTAGCGGCGCTCCCCCCGGAGTGGTCGAAGTGTGACTGGTGTCAATACTGACTGTCGATTGTATTTCGTTGCCCCAGTCCACACCGACTGCTATATCTCTATCCGCCAGCGGCCAAACAGAAAATATACCCGCGCCGCTATCGTGCCGACCTTCAGAACTTCCCTGCGCGTAAAAGTGCTTTCCTTGATACCAGTTACCGTCTGTGAAACGAACCCACCCGGTAGATTGCGGCGTCGGGTATGGGTCAGTGTTAGCCAGCGACCCGTTGTTGTTCCCAGCCGGTGCCACAATACCAGACGACGCGTCAATTGCATTTGTGCTGAATATTCTATTTTCAAGGTGTGATGTTCCGCACATCATCATCGGATAGGGATATTCTGCGGCGGTCGCGAAAGTGTTCAAGAACCCGAAATAAAAAGGCTGGTATGAAGAACCTGTTTTAATAACGCCCTTGACATGTCGGTCGTCGCCCATGAACCAATACGTCATCGACACGTTTTGCAACATCAAGTAAGAAGGCGGACTTCTACCGGGCTGATCGACAAGGTTTACATAATCCGTTATTGGTGAATTCTGCGCAAACCCGGTTAACCCGCGAAGCTGCCAATTGTAATAACCAGTCGTTGATAAACCATAGGTTTGAATTGCGAAGTAGCATGGAACTTCAGGACTAACACCGCCGGTACTTTTAAATATAATTTGGTCGTGTGTCTGGTCGTTATTGGCGGCAGCAAGCATCAGTTCACCAGAACCACCGACCCCAATTTCTGTTTGTGGTGAAGTTTGCGCGCTTCGTTCTTCCAGCACTTCCCAGTTAAGCCCACTTTCCGGGGAACCCGTGCCCGTCAAAAATGCCTTCAGCTTTTGAAGAAGGTCGCGGTAATCTGTTGCTGTTCCTGTTTCTGTTGCCATTAGCTTAAAGCCCTTTTGATTGCGTCGGGGTTCTGCGAAATCGCGTTCATGATTGCTTGTTGACCACCCGTGGATTCCATCGCAGCGACCGCCGCTTGTGGATCACTGACGTTTATGATCTGCGGAGTAACGTTAACAATCGGCGGCGCTTGGGACATCATCGCGGACGACTTGTCATTCGGAATTATGGTGCTTTGCGACCGGGGCGTGATAATCTCCGGGCCTTCTTCACCAACTAAGACGGGTTGACCGCCGGGGAAAGTGCCGCCATCAGCGGCGGCAAAACTGGTTAATGCGCCGCCGAGTAAGCCACCCAACCCACCGCCGCCGCCAGCCGCCCCAGCGGCCCCCCCGAAAAGGGATTGAAAAATTTGCGCGGTAATGGCGTCCGCCGCCATTCGCTGCAAAGCTTTCGAAAATGAATCTGCCATGTCTTCGAACCCTTCGGCGGTTGGGTCAAGTAAGAAATCCGAGAACGCAGATTCGATACTTTGCGCGGCGGTTTCGCCAAGTTGCACAAGTTTTGATAACAACGGATCAGCAGCAAGCGCCGCTTCTTCGAACGCGGCTTTCGCGGCGTCTTTCAACCGGGTATAGTCTTCCGGGTCCATGTCATCTTGCAGTGATGCCAGTTCCGCCAGTTTGGCGTTGTATTCTTCTTGCGGTGTCGCGACATCAGCAAGCAATTCTTGAATTTTCGCCAGCCGTTCTTCTTGGGTCAGGTACGCCGGGTCAGCGGCGCGCATTTCTTCGGCTGAATCTTCGATCGCACGTCCGAACGTTTCCCACGTAATAAGGTTTTGTTTCATCAGGTTGTCGATGTTCTCGACGTTGGCCGCGTGCTTTTCTTGTGGCGTCTGCAAATCTTCTGTTAACTGTGCAGCTTCTTCGACGGCGTCGTTGTACGCTTCGACTTCTGGTAACGTTTCACTGTACGCTTCTGAAGTACGAACAATGACTTTGTTGTATTCTTCTTGATCAAGCGCGCCAGCTTTTAAAAGAACACCGGCTTCTTCGATTGTCCTGTTGAATTTTTCTTGATCAGTTTCCAGTGATTTAAGAAGCTTCGCCGCATCTTTAAGTTGTTCAGGGTTCGCAACTAGCCCCGCTTCGACCTTCGCTTTTTGATCAAGGTCAGCGGCGTTCGCCCTTGCCCGGGCGGCGGCGCGGTCGTCAATTGCGGCTTGAAGCCGTTGTTCTTGACTGATAATCGCGTCGCCATTTCTAATCCGTTCTGCGTCCAGTTCAGCGCCAAGCCCTTCGACTTGCGCGAATAACTCTAATCTTTTCCGGGTGGTTTCTTCTAACGCTTCTTCGTCGCCAATCAAAGTCGCGAACAATGTTTTGTTATCATTGATGAACGACTCAAAACCTGTTTGCGCAAATGCGAACAGCCCGCCAAGTTCCGTTGTAATGATGCCGAACGCGTTGACAAGATTCGTGGGTATTTCTACAAGCGCGTCGCCGATAAAACCTGTCACCGAAGTAATGTCGATGCCCATTGCTTCGAAACGTCTGGCGGAATCGTCCGCGCCATCGCCAATCGCTTCAAACGCGATTGCCAATTGATCGCCAAATTCAAGTAGCCCCGGGGTGAAATCTTTTTCGATGAATTCTGCAAGGTCGATGATGATGCCTGCAAAACCGCCAGCCGCGCCGGACGCGTCACTAAACGCGCCGACAGATTTAATCACCGCGTTTTCAAGAATTACAAAAGACTGCGCCACGGTCGCGGATGTTTGCGCAAATTCTTTTTCTAATACTTCTTTCTGATCCTGCAACGCTTTAACAACCGCCGCGCCGGTCAACTTGCCTTGCTTACCCATTTCGCGCAGTGCGCCGATAGGTAAATCCATACCATCGGCAATCGCCCGGGCAAGTCGTGGTGTTTGTTCCAGTACAGAACGCAATTCGTCACCGCGTAGAGTGCCAGACGCAAGACCCTGCCCTAACTGGATGATAGCGGCGTTAGCTGAATCGGCGGCGGTTCCAGAAATTGTTATTGCTTGCGCAACAGATTCCGTAACACCGAGCAGGTCATTTTGGCTTAACCCGAGCGTGTCTGATGACCGAGCAATACGGGCGTAAAGGTCAGCAGTGGATTCAAGCCCGGAACGGGTGCGTTGCGCAATCTGAAATACTTCTTCGGTGACCGCGTTTAATTCGTCTTGTCCTTTCGTGACAAGCTTCAGGCGGTTGTTTAACTGGGTCCATGCGTCTGCGTACTGAACAACCTTCTTGGCGACCAGAAACGCCCCGATACCGCCCAGAACGCGCCCAGTTGTCAACCCGGTTCTTCCGACCTTGCGCAAAGACCCCGATGTCTTTTTCAGGGCTCTATCTGTTTGCCCTGCTTTCTTGGTTATTCCGTCAAGCGACCGGACAACGACGCTAGCGCCTTTTACTGCGCCTCGACCGTCGATTACTACTTCCAGTTCTGCCATTTTCTTTCGGTGCCTTACCCTTCAGGAATTCAAAATAAACGTCGTCAAGCTGTCTGACAAACCCCAGCAGTGAACCCGAGTCTTCCCGATTGAGTCCGGCTAGATCACTATATGCTAGAACATCCTGCAAAGCAATCGGCTGTGGTTGACCGCCGAACCACATTCGGCCTTTTCCTAATGTTGAATACCCTTCCCAAATCCAGTCGTCGTACCCTAAATCCATTTCTGCACGCCTTTCCAGCGCGGGTACTTTGTTGCCAGCTTCTTGAAGGGTGCGGAGTTCTTTTATTCTGGGACCGTACTGCAAATCCCAGCGCAACAACTCCGCTAGTCGTTTCCCGTTTCTTCAGCCGCTATCAGCGCGAAAGACGACTGTTCTTCAGCAACCAACATCACATTCGAGCGAAAATCTTTCAGCCCGTGCAACATATCGAAAGCATTCTTTTCGGAATACTTTATGGCTTTGCCGTTGTCGTCTTCCCAGCCTTTCCAATCAAGCAAGATAGTTTTAGATTCAACTTTGCAGTTAATATCCAACCAGTCTTCTTCGGAGATATTTTTGCGGGAGTGCTTGTTCTGGAACGGTTTTAAAAGCTCGCGCAGTATTTTCTTGTATTCTGGGTTTCCGACGCGAGCAATCTTGCAGCTTGCGCCGTCGCCAAAATCTACCCAAACCCCGTTTTCTTCAAGGTCCAGATCGGTTGCGAATGTACTGAATTTCATGGTGGCTTACCTTATTCATGGTTGAAATTACGCTGCAAATCTGTTGATCGCAACGGTGAAGTCGCTGTCAGGGTCGCGCTTACCGTTAAACTCGACCGAAACTAGAATGTCTTGATCGTTGCCGCCCGTGTCAGTGTTGCCGCTGATAAACTTCACTGCCGGGAAATCGAAAACGTAATTGTCGCCGCCGAGCGTTGCCCGGAAACTTAAACTGACGGTATCGAAGTTCAGGTACTTGTCAAAGAAGGTACGATCTAACAGATACGCTTCAATTGTGCCAGTCAGTAATGACCGACCCAGACCGATTCCGTTGTTCGCTAACGAACCAATACACGGTTGCGCCCGCAGTGTGTTGTCAACGGTGAAATCGACATTCGTAAATATGCAGTTCGTATCGGGTAAACCGTCGACCAGAATGTCAGTGATGTTGTCGACCGCGTTCATGACATCATCCGCGCTGACCGCTTGCGGTGCGCCGTCGCCAATGGTTGCACCAACACTGAAAGCTTGCTTGCCTTCGAAGGTGAAACCGCCGTTGATAATTGCACCCGGGGCGATGGTCAAGTTCATGGTGCCGACGCGCATTCCGGTGTAATACTGAATGACGCTTGATTCTGGTGAATCCTGATCGTCGGTAATGTCGCTAAACAATTTTTCAATGGTGAACGACTTTCGAGTGACGCCGTTCTTGATGAACTGCCCCTTGATATTGAACGTGCCGCCCGCTTCGTCTTGCTGCGGGGCTTGCTCGAACAGAATAGTGTTTGCTTCGGCGTCAACGCTGGCGACTTTGTAGTAACCGTCGTTCGTTGGCGACACGGCAGAACCCGAGAGTTGCAACCACTGCCCCGCAACAACATTTTCCATCCAGTTAGGCGACGCGGTAGGCGACGCCGTTAGAATGAAAGACCCGGGGCCGGGGGACGCAGTAATGAAGCCAGCGCCAACGCCGGTTTCATCAACCAGTGTTGACCATTCATCGGCCAATGCGCCCGCCATCAAATCGTCATGCGACCCGTACGATAGTTCGATGCCGACGTCGCCGCCTGCTGATACTGCCGTTCGAATGATATCCGAAACTTGACGGTCACTTCGAATTTCTTCCGACTGTGAAGTCTCGGTTGTCTGGGTTAGTGAATCGCTTGTGAATCGAAATTCATTCAGCTTCGGGGCTTCAGGAGAACCGCCGCTGACCGGAATTTCGCCCCATGTGGATTCTTCCACATAGTATAGCTGAACTGAACTTGAATCTGACATTTTTGCTTAACCTCTACGTGATAGGGATACAATCATCTGCTTGATAAGGGGTGCCAGCATTCCACATGCTGAAAGCCCCTTCAACGCCAACACGGTCAAGCCCGGTCCCCCGGAAAATGACCCCGCTAATTGTGCGACCTTGAAAGATGTTTGCCACGCTGTCGGCTAATTCTCTTGCAAGACCATCGCCGCTTCCCGCAGGCACAAAAATTTGAACAACAACAACCCCGATTCGACGAAAGCGCCGTACAGCGCCCATGCTAACTTGCGTCTGATCGCCCGGTAAAATGTTCAACCGAACGAAGGGTTGTTCTATATCTGGCTTGTAGTCTACATCAGAAAAGGTAAAAGCGACAGTAGGTTGTTCAATTGCCCATTGCGAATTGAACTGGGTTCTGATCGTGACGGCGTCGGCTGCGTGTCCCATTACTTAAATTGTGCATCCACTTCCGCGACGGAAACCCGAACCATTCCGGTAGGCGCTTGCCGACTGCTACCTTCTTCCAACTTTCTGATGTACTTGACGTTATTGAATATAGTAATGACACTGAACGGCGGTGCGCCAGCGATGACCGCTGCGCCGCCTGCTAACGGTGCGCCGCCGCCTTCGACCGTGCTTTCATTCGAGCTACCGACAACGGTTTGCCAGTTGCCCCGCGCGCGCCCGGTATCGACCGGGGTGCGGAATACGATTCGACGCAGTAGATCAAGCGCGAGTCGCCCAGCAAAGAAACGTTCGGCTTCGGGCGTGGTTTGCTTACCAAAAAGCTGCAATTCTTTGTTAAAAGCTGGAAGATTCTTGAATTTAATAGTCATAATCTATCGCCGCATCTGCAATTCGTACATCGCCGGGAGTGCCCCGCTGTACAACGGGTTGATGCCGACAACCTGCCATTCATCCCCGGCATACTGTACTTTATCGCCAATTGCGGGAACAAAACTGATTGCGGCGGCTGCAATATTCGATGCCATATCACCATTCTGAATCACTGTACCGTCAATCCTACCAGTTTTAAACGGTTCTGGTGGTGTTATTATCACCGACGATTCGACTTCTGTCGACGTCGTCTTGCCCGTTAACGCGTTGAACGCCTCGGTGACTTGGGTATACGTGACCGTTCCGCCGAAATCACCAATCAGGTTCACCGCCAGCGGCACCATTACCGAATCAAGCTTTCCCGTCATGATCTAACAACCTGCCCCGTGTGCGGGTTTGACTGGTTCAGGAACGGTTCTACCGTCTTTGCTGCGTCCCAGTAAGTGTTCGTCATGCTGGTGTTGCCGCCTTCTTCAGCGGTCATGTATTCGACTTCTAGTGACCCGGCTTTTTCCCGCTTGGTCTTGCGACCATAATTCGGTTGCAGTGGTGTACTGGACAGCGAGCCGCCGGAAAATGTCGCCAGCGCAAGAAGGTTCTGCGCTTCTTTAGCTTCGGCGGGAACCTCGTTTTCGGGTATGAAATACGTGTCTTGAAATGCTATCGGAACGTTTACGTTATTGTAAAAAGGGTCAAAAAAGTCAGGAACAGGAACGCCCCGGCGCGGCCAGTCCATTGACTGAACTGCGTCGACCCGGGAGCCCGCCCACATCAAGCGCCACTTCTGTTCCATGTACTGCGCGGCTTTTATCAGGGCTGGTTCGATCTGTTCTTCGTCAGCTTCAGCGGCGGCGGTGTTACCTTGGTTTTCGGCGTAGCTGATAAACTCCGCTACCGTGACGTAAGTATTCGAGTTTGCGACGACAGTTCCGTCTTCAACGATTAGTGTCATTTCAATTTCCCCTTAACGGTGACCCGGCGCAGGTAACATCGCTGCGGGGTGTTGTCGTCGAGCGCCAGCACCTTGAACGTGTACGTGGTGCCGACTACAACGTTCACGCCGCTTAACCAGAACACAACAGTATCGTTACGCAGTGGTGAAGGCTCCGGGCTGGGTTGCGCTTGTGTATTGGTCAGGAACACGAACGGGCTACCGTATTGTAAGTCCGGCAGTTCTGGCGACGGTAGCGGCGACGGGGCGACTGATTGTGATTCAAGTTCGACAGTAGCACCAATCAGGCTCCGGCCCGCTGCCATCAAGTCGCTAAATTCGACGCTGTAATCTAAACATTCTTGCGGGTCTAGTTCCGGTAATTTTAAAGCCATTAGTTGCAACCCTCGGGTTCTGGTTTCGCGTCCCGCGTTTCTGTTGTAGTCACGACGTTTCGGTCTTCGGATTCGGGCTTGGTTGATCGCCGTTCCGATGCTGCAACGGTCGATCTGTCTTCCGAACTTGCCGAAACGTTCCGCGCCTCTGATGACGCCTTCGACGTTCTCGCCTCGCTGGTGGGTTTCGCCGTTCTATCTTCAGCCAGCGCATAACCCCGCCTAGTCTCTGGGTCCAAAGAAGCAAGCCTATCCTCATTACCAACAACCAACTTTCGACCTTCATCGTCTATTACCAATGTTCTAACTTCGCCCGCTGGGCGTAATATTCGTTGTTCGCTGACGACTTTCAACGTTCTGTCTTCCGGGTCGAACGGGCAAACGAAGCGCAAGGCATAATCGACGCGCCCGATTCCGGGTTGTATAGTAAGCGGTTCACGTCCCAAGCCCCAAGCAACAATCGTGCCCAGAACATCGATATCACGACCAAGACCGCGTGCAACGATAGCCACATCAAGTCACCTTGCCCCGACGATCTGCGCCTTGACCGCGATACGGCTGCGTTGCAGCAACGTCTTCGAACAAGTCACCTTGAAGTAGAATTGTGGTGTCATCATCGTCATATATTTCTATTCTACCTGTTCCCGGGTCAGTATGGGTACGATTTGTCAAGATTTTTCTGGTCGTGGTAGTGTTCTCGCCGATTAAAGTGATCCCGTCAAGCAGGTTCGTTACTTTATTTTCAACGTTCACAGTGTACGGACCATCGACCGGGATCGAAATAGATTGCCCCGCCGGGTCGGTGAAAATGTTACCGACGATCTGCCAGCGGTGATGACCTTCGGCAGCTTTGAACCGCCAGCCGTTTGTCACAAAGTAGGTAATGCCAAGATTTTCAACGTCAGATGTCGGGTCACCGCCGACTATTCGAACCGCTGGTGGGAATCCAAGATTACCCGTTGACGGCGACCCAGCGTTGTCCGCGACAAACTGTTTCCACTCGCTATAAATTTCTTGCGCGTTGGTTATGTTATCAACAAGCGTTTCCGGGCTGGTTTCCGGGCTAGGCGGAACCCCGATTTCGATAATCAGCAAGCGTTCGGTGTCAAATGTGACGACGTTAGGCATTACGGATTCTCGAAGTTCCGGTCTAAAATTTGGGAAATCGGGAACGACGTTGACGTCGTTGGGATAGTAAAGTTCTTAATGCGGTTGTTCGGCGGCAATATCCAATCGACATTGAACACAACAATATCAACCACCGTGCCCGCTGCGGCACTGAATGTGAATTCAGACGGCGACCCTGTGTCTTCAATGCCCGCAATTTCAGTGGTATCAATCGGGCTGGTGAAATCTTCCGCATGATAAACGCGGACTTCTGTAAATTCTTCAATGTTCGTTAAAGTAACTGACACATTGTTATTAATAGTCGTGCCCGGGGATTGCTTATCGGTGAACGTCGGTGTGTCACCGTCGGTTATATTCAATATCACTGCACCAATACCGTTAAACAATGCAGCGTCGGTTGTATCGTTACCGTCGGGGCTAGTGCCATCTAACCATTGCCCGTCAAACAAGTTGCTCGGAAAAGAAAACTCACCTTCTGCGAGTAAATTTATCGCGTGACCCGCACCCGCACCGGAAAATAAAAAAGAATTACCAATAAGCCCCGCCGGGTTCGCAGTCCATAGATACGCGACGTCTTCAGGACTTCCCAAAATTGGCGATTCATCAAATGTTTGTGGTGTTGCGGTGACAATTGTGTTCGCTTGAAAATTTGCACCGACACCGCCGCCTGACCCAAAAGCAAAACCAAAGCCCAGCCATTCAGACGAAGGGGCGTTAGTGGTAAGTGTGAATTCCCAGCCGTCACTATTGAAAGACCACCCAGAAGCAACGACAGCAGAACCAGCGCCGTCGCTATCTAATATATCAAGGTCTGTTGCTGTCATCGACTTTGCAACTGATGTCGAAACGTTATCTTGCCCAGAAATCGAAACAACACCTAGTGCGGCTTTCCTATCGAATGCCGCTATAGATATGGTTTTGTCCCCCGTGGCGTCGGCAGCATTTCTGGAAGACACCCCGCCCGCCGTGAATATCATTCCGAAATCTGGTTCGAATCCCGGGTTCGTTTCGGTGTAATCACCAGACGTCGGCCACGCCATATCAAAAAGCGCCATTTGTGGGTTGTCAGTGAAACGAAAACATAAGTGCAAAATGTCATCACTCCCGCCGCCGCCAGTACCGTCAGTTCTTATGTCAAACCCGGTTGCTGTAAACGCTGTTAACGTGCAATCGTATTGAACGCCGCCGCCTAGCATCCCATGCGCGAGAACGTCATTGCTAATTATTGCAGTTATGTCGGTTGGGTCTTCAGCGTTGCCAGCGGAGTGACCTATTGCCCGTTGTGTCAAACTCCCGTCGTTGATTGCAACACCGAACGAAAGGTAATTATTTTCTTTCCAGTCAGTGGTTCCAACAGTCGTTAAGTTGTTAATAGCGAAAACTAAATCAGGTGTGAAGCCCGGGGTTGTTATATTAATTGTTTCCCCGTTAGTCGTTCCCATTCTAGTATGATTGCAATCGACTTCAGCGATATCTGACCCTGTAAACAAAACACAAAGAACTGACGGAAAAATTTGTGGCGAATCGTTAAAAGGTGTTGTAACGGTAAACCTTATACCGTCTTCTATAAATGAATCAAAATCCCATTGACCCACCGCTTCGGGGCTTTGTGTGTCTGCACGCACCATTATTATAGATGAATTACTATCGGCGCGACCGTTGAAAGCTGGGTTATCGTTGTCCCGCATGTAACCAGCGTAAACTCGCTGATTCGTGCCGTCTGTAATTCCAATCGACAACAAACCGCTTGCTTCAACTACACCGTCAGTTTGACCGTTATTTGTGTAACAAATTGCCGCTTTTGGTAGCCCGATTCCGGGTATGGTGACGTCGACTGTTCCAGCCGCCCCAGTATCATCGACATTAAAAACAACAACATGTTTTTTTACATCAGCCATGTGTCACCTTGAATGAATCAAGCGTTGACCGTCGATCAAAGCACAATTTCGCATGTCGGCGTTTTTGCTATCAATATCGATTACGCCAGAATGCAATAACAAACAACCAAAAAAGTTCGCTTCTTGTAGAGTGCCGTCGGTTGCTTTAATAAACCATCTGGGACCGTCTTCCGCTGCGGTTACAACCCAACCCAAAGCACCAACTTCGCCCGCCAACTGCCCCGCCTGAAACAATTGTACATTTGCGTTGTCTGCAACTATCGTAAACCCGTAAAAACCATCAGCCACAAGTTGACTTTCCCACGCGATGATTCTTGTCAAATCGGAAAATTTATGGTTGCCGGGGTCAGGGGAAACCGGGATCAGCCCGTTAGAACTTCCGAATTGAATCGGGGCATTAATTTTTATTACACCGTCACTTTGCGATATCATACCCCATGCTTTAGCAGGGTCGGAATTGTCGCCAGCTTCTACAATATCCAGCCAATTGTAAGGAACTTCTGGGGAACTGCCCGCGTTACCTTCGACAATGATTCCCGGCTCACCTGCCGGTAGCCGCCACATTGCATCGACAAAATGATTGTCAGCGCCGCCCGGTGCAGAAGATAACACGTCGAACACAATCAAGATTCTGCGAATTGCCGTCGTTGCTGGCGGGGTTCCGTTTGTTGCGCCATCGGTCGAAGGTGATGCTTCAACAGCAAGTTCGCGGGCTTTATCAATATCGACCACCGACATTTTAAAACCGCCGCCGTATGTGTCCGACCCGTCAATATTAACTTCGAACCAGTCAGTAACCGTCGCACCTGTAAAACGCATCGTGACCCCGGCAGCGGCTTTCGTTCCCAGCTTGCCCGCCACGTCAGAACGCCACCAGACATAAAAAACATTCCCCGACCAGTCCCGGTCGGCGTCTTCACGCCACCCGATTCCACCGCGCGAGCTAGAAAGGCGGTCAGCAGCAGACGAAACACCTTCAATAAACGTGTCAGTATCTAGTGCTATCGCCATCGTGCTGTCGGCGTCGTCAATCCAGTCGCCACCGCTGCCCGGGGCCAGTGATTCCGCGTCAGCGATTAATATTCTGTTATCAATTATCGGCATGGTCGCCCCTATCCGCCAGCACTATTGCAGCGGCTTGATCAGCCCATAAACTGTTCGGTGAAATCGTCAACCAATCCCCCTTCAAATCTGTTTCTTGTTCATGCCAAGCATACGGCATTCCGCAAGCATTACCACCAAAGCAATAAAGAACATCTGTTGGGTGAACGAAGTCTGAAAGAAACGTTGCAGTTCTGTTAAGCGGAATATCTTTTTCGACGAACACGAACGATTTGTCAGACGGGATTTCGGCAAAATCGTCAACGATAGTGTGCGGGGTTTGAAGGCTGATTGAATCCCACGCAAGGTTTTGCGCTTTGTTGATCAAATAACAATGCTCCACGCCGAAAGCGGCGCAAAGCGTTTGCCATCTGTCAAAAGTTACTTCGACCGGGTCAAGTGACCTTCTTTCGACGTAAAAGCATATTTCAAGCACATCACCCCACCATTACGGATTGTTGAAGTTTCTTTCAAGCGGCGCAACAAGCGTGAAATCGTTGGTCGTTGACCGTTGTATTGTACCAGTAGTTTCAACAAACTGCGCAAGGTCCGTTCCGATTGCCCGAACTGCGACCGCTGCGTCAGTAGCGGGTGTTCTTCCGCCCTGATCGTTGCCGTCGTAATCGTAGTCATAAGACACACTTGAACCCGGCACAAGCCCGGTGATCGGTTGCGGGCTATGTGTGCTGTCCGAATTAACGATGATCGAATCAGGGCTGTCAATCGGGTTTTCGTCAACGCTACCAGAAACCGGGCCTTCGTCGGTCAGTGTTAGCGTGCTGTCGTATGCCTGAACATCGATATCAGAACTTGAATTGAAAGCGATGACCAAGAAGACGCCGTTGTTGTTCGGGTCAGTGAACCCGTTCAGGTTGATGTATTCGCCCGCTACAACGGTCGGGAATTGCGCGGTACAAGTGATGTTCGCGTCACTGCCGACAATCGTTCCAATTGACAAATCGGTAATGACCGTTCGCGTGGTGTACCGATAGAACATTGAATACGTTGCGGGTCCAGTGTCGTTCTGCAAGTTTTCATTGAAGAAAATGTTGCCCGCTGCCACGAACGGAAACGTTCTGGTAAGACCGTCGTTATCAATAAACGAAATCCTGTTGGTATCCGCCGCATTGAAGTTGATGATCGTAACACCCGTGCCGCCGCCGCTTGGATTGGTCGCAGCGAGTGTACCAAGCGAATCACCAACGAAGGCAAGTAATTCATCTGCCGTTTTGCCGGTAACAACGTCGTTACCCGGGGACAAAATATTGTCGTTGATGTTGGCCGCTTGCCGCAATGAAAATTGGACGTATTCGTAAACGAATTCGAGTGACAGCCCTTTTGCATCGATCACGATTCCGAACGCTGCGTCAGTTTGTGGTGACTGGGTGCTTGCGCCGTCAGCGTTAAAGCCGCTGATGACCTGCGCCGTACCAAAGTATTCAATGGTGACTGTTGGCGACCTTGTGGAAACTGTTGCGTCTGCATTAAGAACCTTCAGGTCGGCAGAATTCGCCAACGGGAATCGATACACCTGATTCGTCAATACGGTTACACCGATATCGGCGAGGGCAGCTTGCGCATAGGTCTTGCCGGAATCCGGGTCAAGTGCCGTGGTGAAACCTTCACGCAGGAACAGGGTTAGCAGGTTTCTGTTATCGACTGCAACGTCAGCGGTGCGTTCGTTCGGCGAGGTTGTCGCGGTGAATGACGCGGCGGTTACAGTAACGACGCCAGCGGTTACCGCAAGAACGTCGAAGGTGCCGTCGTTCACCGGGCTGGTGCCGCTGCAATTCTCGACGGTGATTTGACCGCCAACTTGAACGCCGTCAGTGATCCAGCTTCCACCGTCGTTCCGCGTGATGCTGTCGGTTCCGAAATCGAGTCCCAGACCAGCGCCGCCGCCGTTATTCACGACGCGGTTGTAAACCAAGACAGATTCGTTGACCGGGCCGTCGAAATCGAAGTCGATTGCAGCGCCCGTGTCGGTCGGGTCGTTGCCCTGCTGGTAGTACGCCCGGTCGGTTGCTTCAACAAACGGTCCCAGCGTAATAGCGCAAATGTACTGTTTGATCAATTCGCCGTCAGTGTCCAGTTCAGACCAGCCGCCAGTTCTAATCAGTTTTCGTGTGCGGAACGTTGCCGGGGAAGCGTTGGTGTCGTCCGCCGGATTCCAGTTTTCGGAAAATTCGTACTGTTCTGGGGTGATCGCAACCATCGGGAAGACAAACGGAATCAACGTGTCGTCGTCTTTCCATTCTTCTTTCAGGAACGAATAAAGTGCCTGTTCGGTGACGCCGTCGGCGTCAACACGCCCCTGTTCCAGCAGGTATATGTCACGATCACCCGTGGCGATGTGAACTGACTTCTGGTTGTCTGATTCTGGCGAACTGGCAGAATTGCCAAGCCACGTTATTGATTCAGACCCGGCGGTGACCGGGTTGTTGCCTGAAATCTTCTTCGCGGTGACTGAACTTGTCGTTGGTGACCCGCCGACTTCTTGGTATAAGCCGTTGTTGCGTCCGTCACTGTGGTCGCGGATTTCGAAGAATTCCCCGGCTATGATTACCGGAAGTGTTGCCGCTGAAGTGATGACTGCTTCGTCAAGTGGTGAACCAACGGTGAAGGTAACTGCGGCGGGGGCTGTAATCGCGCCTTGCGAAAGATCGTCTGGATCAGTGCGAAGTGTCATGGGTCTGAATCTCCAAAGCTGCAAAATTCGCGCAATACGCGCGGGGAATGAATTTTAACCCCTTCAAGGCTTCCCGCAGCAAGGGTTCAGTTCCGACAATTGTAGCTGATTGCAGGAACTTTGTGCAACCCATAGGAACCGAATCGAACAAAAACAAACAACCGACATTTTCCATCGGTTCTTCGTTGTCGAGATAGAATAGCGCGTTTCGCGGTGCTTGTGGTAGCGAAAACGTAGGAATTCCAGTGAAAATCTTAGATTCAACCCGGCTTTTCCGGGTATCGTAACAGTGAACAGGTCGCCCCAGACTAGCGATAACCCCTATCGGTTTCGTGTGATTCAGTATTCCTGCAACGACCGTGTTTCCGAACTTGTAGTTCGAGCCCCGACAAACTTCGTATATCAGGCTGTTAAGGCTGGGTAACTTCTTCCCCTGCGTCATTGCCCGCTTCAGGTTGCGCGTCGTCAGCAACTTCGGGGTCGCCTTCCGCAACTGCATCGGCTTCTTCTTCTGTAACATCGGGGTCGGCTTGCTCCGCATCGGCATTTGCATCGGCTGTTGTTCCTTCTGGTGGCGTTTCTGGTTCTGGGTCAACTGGTGCCGCATCTTCGTCAACCCAATTGCCAGCAGTATCGAAGAAATGAATTTCAGTTTCCGGGGCCGCTTTTCGGTATGTTGCGGCGATTAATTCCGCCCGGGCAGAATCGTTTTGAATGGCGACGGATGCGCAGTTGCGTAAATTGCCGACGCCTTTGAAGCGAACGGCGGTTGTCAAGTTCGCCAAATGACCTTCATTTCGAATCCTGTTGGCGATATCTTTCGCGGCGGCTTCGCTGCCGGGGGAATAGTAAATTATGGCGAGTTGTTTTGACATGGTGGCGTTCTCCGCTAGTTAAAAATGGGGGCTCCCCTGACAGAAGCCCCCGGAACTACCCTGACAATTTAGAGTTGTGAACGGATGACCACACCCGGCAAGTCTTTGTTGTCGTCCATCACTGAATCCCAGTTGGAACTGGTGCCCAGTGCGGCTTCGTCGGGGTTAACCCCGCCGTTTGCGACATCCCACTTGATACCTTTCAGACCCATGTTGTAGGCAAATTCACCTTGCAAACGGGTTACCAGATTTTCTTGCCCGGTAATGACTTCGGTATGAAGCATGTCTTCTTCGCTGTCTTCGGCGACACAACTATTTTCAACCAGACCCAAAGTCGCGTACTGGGTAGGTGAAACACTGTCGTCGATCAGTGCAGCCGAATCGGTAATCAGAACCGGACGGTTCAGGGTGACCGGCGTCGCTGTGGCAACGTTGAAGTTTGAAACACCGTCAATGTTATCGGTGATCTGTGAAGATACCAACTCGTAATACGGCTTCGAGTGCATGACCCAGATTTTGACCCGGCTGGCGGCGTCGCCAAACAGTGCCAGACCGTTGACAAGGTCGAGCGTGTCAAGACCGGCTTGCGGACTTGCACCGCCAGCGTCGCCGTCATACACAAGACCAGCTTGTGCAGTGATCCCGGCAACTAACGATGTAACGCAGGCGTCAAGCATTTCGACTTGCATTGCTTTCGCGATTTGCTCACCGAGCAAGAACGAAAGAACTTCAAGATCAGCCGAAGCGCCCAGCTTGCGGAATGAATCGAGAGTTTGATCGATAGGCCCGATACGACGATTCAGCTTCACGCTGATGAATTCTTCGATAGGGACGGCGCTTGATGCTACTGCCGGATTTGCGGGGGACACGTTAACTTCCCGGCGCTGGATGATATTTGCAACGTTCTTGAAGAACGATTCTTGTGCGAAGTCACCTTTCTGACGATTGGTAACCATGCGGATTGCATTCAGCGATTGCGCGTTAAACGCATTCGATACCTGAACGAGAGTTTCAGACATGCCCGAATGGACAAGTTCTGGGTAGATAATTCCTTCTGGTAATCTACCAACACCAGCGAACGATTCGCGAGTACCTTCTGTCATGATTTTTACCTGCTAGTTAACGAGATTAATAAAACTCAAGCGGTCAAGCGGGCAAATTCTGAAAAGTTTCATCGTCATGTTCACGTATGAACACGACCTTTTCCTTCGCCGTCATGTTGCTTCGCTTAAGATCAGAAGGGATCACCCCTTTTTTGCCAGATTGTTCGCTGCCGGGTCCGCCGGGTGGAGTCCCACCGCCCGATTTAACATCCGCGTCAAACGCCTTGGCGAAAGTTGGTTGGTCACGCATCTCGCTAACCAGTTCATCAACGGTAATGAACTTACCATCGCCGTTCACCCGTGGGTTCCCGGCGTCGTCGATGACTTGATTTGAAAATCTACCGTTGTCATCTTCGACCATAATTACATGCTTCTTCACATGTGGAAGCAACAATTCACTGTTGCCCTTTAGCTTATTCAACGCCGAATTCACTTCCGCGTCAACAGTTTTTTCACGAAGCGCCCCCATTAGTTTTTCTTCGCGCTTGATATGCTTGTCTAATTCTTTTTGCTGTTTCTCGTTTTGCTGGGCTGCAAGCGTTTCCCATTGACCCTTCTTTTCAAGGTCCGCGTTCTTGGCGTCTTCTTCCGCCTGAACCAGTCTGGCGAATTCTTCCGGCTCGATGTCACCGTACTTTTCGCGCAGTTCTCGCAACTCCCGGGAAGCGGCTTTATTGTTGTCGCGTTCCTTACCGAGTGCTGATTTCAAACCCGACACATCTTCGATTTCGGTGTTCGACGTGTAATTCGATAAAATCTTCAGGCGGTAAGAACCGTCGTCGAGTTTTGTATAATTATCGTGTAGTGATTCTTCCAGCCCGTCAAGGTTGGTTAGAGTGGCTTCAAGCATTTGTTGGCTTCCCGCTATTATTAACGCAGAATTGATTATATTCCTGAATGAGAACAAAAGGCAAACTTTTATGTGAAAATAATTACAAAAACCCTTGCGTTCTGCTAATGTGGTGCTATAATTATAACACTTAGAAAGCAAACAGAAAGGAAAAACGAAATGCATACAGAAACAATTTTACGTTACCGAGTAGTTAAACTTGAAGATCGCGGCCCGGAAGTTCGTAAGGCACTTGAAGAACGCGGAATCGACCCGGACAACAACTGGAAGCTGATTTGGTCTTTTGACAACGAAGCCGATGCCATCGAACAAATGAACGATGAAATCGAAGACGATAAAGAATACGGTCTTGATAAATACACCACTTACAAGATCATCGACAACGGCAAAACCGAACAACGTAAAGTAGAAAGCTGGTTCTAGTTAAACGCCCGGGGCAACCCGGGCAAACAGAAAGGAAAAATGAAATGAAAGTAACAAACGTAAATTATGGTAAAAGCCCGCTTTTCGAAGTGATGACTGAAGACGGTCCCGGCGATGGTTACAATTTGTTTGTCGTCGCACAAGGTCCGAACGGTTCAGTGTTTACTCACGAAATGCGTTTTGAATATTACGAAACTGAACGCGCCGAAGCTTTTGCGAAGCGTGTCGAAGCTAAAGGTGAAGTTGATTTAGCGTATTGGTCAGAAGGCACACCGTGGGATTGTTACGCGACGCCCCAGACTTACGAAGAAGAACGCGCCGAAGCATTGTTCAACGAAGGATATTATTAAACACTAACTACGCCCCTTCGGGGCAGGAGAAAGGAAAATGGCAATACGAAACAAATACTACGAAGTGACCGTCAACGGTCGCGGAAAATTCCCGCTGGACATGTTGCGCTATTCTCGCGCGTTCCCAGTTACCGAAGCGGATGCGGCAACAATGGAATTCGACAGCAACAACCGCGAAGACTACCGCCGCCGCCGAACTGTTCGCATCGGCTTACACGCTGGAAACTACCTGACCGCGTTCAACTGCTGTCGCCGTTTCGAGTCCTTCGGCTGGAAAGCTGAAGTCACTTTCGAAGAACGTGTTGCTGGCTAAAGTCGAAACAGCCCATAAGACCAGACGCGCGTTTTTTCAAAGCCGCGCTTGGTTTTATGGTGCAATATTTCGGTAGGTTCGAGCCCGGGCAAACCGTCGATGTCGCAGTACGTCGCAAAAAGCCACGGGATTCCGCTACGCTTGAAATTATTGATCGCGGCTTCTACCGCCCCGGGTGCATACAGATGATTCAAAACATAGATGCACTGAATCATATCGAACACCGCTGGCACGATTTCCCGGGTACAATCAAACTCGATGATCATGCGTTCGCGCGGGTGCGCGTCGAATCCCTGCACTGCGACCGTGTCGAGCCATTTAATTTCGTTCATCCAGTTTTGATCGCCGCAACCCACATCAGCGATTGATTGAATCTTGTAGGAATGCACAAGCTTTGGTAATTCTTGCCGGATCAGTTCAGTTTCAGCAATCCGAGCACCCTTGCCGCAAGGTGTTTCAGGCATTCCGCTGTGCCAGTAATTCGGATAATTCACAGTGCTTCCAGTTGGTCGAGTGTTAACGGGTTGCCACGAAAATCGACCAATTGTGACAAGGTGATTTTCCCTGACCGCCATAGTCGAGCGCGCCCGGGTCCGAGCAGGTTATCTTGAAAGGTTTTCGATTTGCGCTTCAAAAATCCGTCGAACGTGATGTCGCCGGGTACTTGCCCGTCCATGCTAGCGCGTGCAGCAAGCGGAACTTCTGTGCCGTCGATGCCCAGTTCTTCTAGTGATTTCATGACAGGAACCAAACGGCTTCGGCAATTGAAATGTCGGGGCGGTCCGCCATTAAACGGAAGCGTGCTGGGGTCGACGGGTTCCAGTGTGTTGACGTCCCAGACCTGCCCAGAATACGCGATGCAAATGTCGCTGGTGCGGCTGTCCAATGTGCTTATCTGCTGAATCGCCTTAACCACGTCGTTCATTTCTTGGAACGATTGCAGGGCGGCTTTGTTGACCACTTCAGCCATTGCGGTTCTTACCAAAGCTTCAGCGTTCCGGCGAGAAGTCGACATAACCCCGGGAACTTCAACCCCAGCGACCACGCCGCCAGTAATCCGGGTCGTTGCCTGTATTGTCGATTCCCCGGCTTCAAGCGATAGCCGTACCTGATCCATTACCGCTTGTTGTGTCTGCCGGGAATTGCGGCGCGTCCATTCCAGCAGGGTTGCCCCTTCAATGACGATTCCTGAAGCAATGGAAGCCGTTACAAACGCTGGCAATTCTTCCGTATTAAATTCAATAACTTCGGTCAAGACTTCGCCCGCTGTTTTGTCAACAGAACTTTGCGCAGGTCAATCAAATACCGCTTTCGGTCGGCTTCGTCTTCAGTCAGCGCGCGCCGTTCCCTGATGGTACGCAATAACTTCAATTCCAGTTCGACGCGTTGCAGGTCAAGTTCAATATTGCCCGCTATCATTTCCGAGATTATCGCGGCGTGCTGTTTCTCGCGCTGGTTCTGGTCGTAGGCGTAAGCACCGCCCATCAACCCCAAAAAAACGCAAACGGTCGTGATAACACTGCCATAAATCTTTTGTGTTGTGGTCGCTTTAAAATTCATGGCAAATTCTCCTTGACGATTTTGACGGCGGTTTTCGCCTCGACCCGGGCTATTCGACGCCCAGCAGCTTTGATAATTCCGTTGATTTCTGAATACGCGGTTCTGGTAGCGATGCCCACTTCACGGTTCAGTTTGACAAGGCGACGCGCCCGGGCTTTGACTTGCTTGGTTCCGTTAACGTCAATGCGAAGCATTAGCATCACGATTTCGGTTTCGAGTTGGTCAAGGCGGGTGTCGACTTCCCGGCGAACAGCGGCGTCGGCGCGCTTGTACCGGATGTCCTGCGCGATTATGTCATCACGTATCGATTCGGCGGCTGTTTCGGGCATTAATATTTCCTGCGACGTTGCCTTTTTTGTTTGCGTTTCTTTTTCGACATCAATGAAGCTTCCGGTGATCTGGTGGTAAAAGGTCTTCTACCAGATCGATAATAGCCGCCTTCGACGCTGGCGTCAAAGCGGTGTCGCCTGCCGGACCTGTCGCCCCGGTGTCGCCCTTCGGCCCGGGTGGTCCGGGTTCGCCTTTGGCACCAGTTGCCCCGGGTTCGCCTGTCAAAACTAATGGGTCTGGGTAATTATGCTGATGATCTTTCAAATCATTAAACTGCTGTTGCAGGTCGGCAAGCTGATCCATCAATTGTTCGTTCAACATGCCTTTCGTTGTGTCGATTGGCGCGGGGTCTACGACACCGATTCCGATTGCCGCTTCTTTGATGAAGTTTTCGTCAACCGCCTGACCAACGACGACCGTTGAAGCCGCACCATAGAACAGAATTTTGAGTGTTACGAAAACGCGCTTCAACCACAACGCCGCATCCCACCAACGCTTTAATTTCTCGATGAACGTTAGTGCTTCTTCGACGTCATCGGTTTCGACGTAATCCAGCCCGGGTGTCATAGTCAATCCCCTATCAGAAAAGTAGCACCGACGCCGACCGCGACTTCGTCGTCGTCTTCGATCCAGCCCACTTTACCCACGGCTAGAAATTCACCTTCTTCGGTTTCAATCAGCTTGGCGAGCCCCAGCGATACGGAATTCTTTCCGCTGTAATGACCGACGCCGACGCCGACTTGTGTTTTGCGTGTGCCGTGTGAAAACTCAATTGCCGAAATTGCCATTGACGTCGCCATAATCGAATCTATTGTGTCGTCGTCCAGTTTGTAGCTGATCCCATCGAGCCCGTTCACGCCGTCCGCCCCGTCTTGTCCGTCTTGTCCGTCAACACCGTCGGCCCCGGCTTCGTGCGTGTGGTGCGGGTCGGTCGCGCTCGCTTCTTTAAAAATGCCGTATGTGATCACGATCAAGGCTAGTAACACGATAATATTCAGTTTCATCATTTATCCGGGTTCGGTAATCGGCGGTTGAATTGGTGCCTGCTGTGGCGGATTTTCCGACCCGAATCATCGCGGACAACGGGCGGCGGTGTTTCAACGGACGCGGTCGGGTCGTCAACTTCGAAGTCAAAATCGGTCGGCGGTCCGGGCGGAATAGTGGTTAACACGAATTTCGATACCGTGTTCGAAGGCTCCGATTCTGCGTCCGCTTTAATACTCCAAGAAGTCATATAGCAAAACAGTTCACCGCCGGGGACGTCGTCGTAACTGGCGGCGGCGGTCGTGTAGCCGTAAACGACTTTGTTGTATACGATCTTCGGCGACCCGTCGCCTTGATCAACGGTGCAGTAAATACGATATTCGTCAATGACCCAGTCGGACGGAACAGGCGCATTGAATGCGGGGTTCGGAATTATCCAAGTGAACTTAGCTGATCCAAGTGGTGTTTGCGCGCTGACGTGAGAACAAAACGAGAACAACAGCAACAACAGTAATTTCTTCATTGTGAAACCGTTCCTGTCGGGTCGTCTTCGCCTGCGCCGCCCCTGTCGGTTGCTGCAACGTTCGCCTTCAAGCCGTGTTCATGACCCGGGCCTTCGGATGTTTCGGGGCTGTTCGGTTCCCATTTGTGCCGGTGCCCGTCAACGCTGTTCGTCCAGCCGTTCGCCTGCAAAATATGCGTGTGCCCGTCGGCGGGCGCTGTTTCGTCGCCAACGTGATTCGCGGCGTCGGCTTCTTCTCCTGTGATGCCCGGTTGATTGTCTTGGTATTCAAGATCAAGTAAGTCAATTTCGACTTCTGGGTCAAAATCATCAGATAGCAGATTGCGCCGTTTAAGTTCATCCCAGTATGAAAGCTGACTGATATCGCCCCGCCCGCGCATCGCGTCCAGTGCCTTAATGTCGTCGCCGTCGCGCATTGTGATTGAGAAATCTTTGTAAAGCGTGACAGAACCGCCCGCATCTTCGCCAAGGTTCAGGATCACACCGAACAAATCGAACATCATTTCAAGCTGGTTTTCCAGATGCCTTGCAAACATGGCGAGCGGTGAATCGGATTCTGATTGATCCAGCGTGCGCGCCGTTGCGGTCGTGTCCCCGGCTTGGCGCTTGACCACCATGTTCAAACCGAGTTTCGCGATTCGTTGTTCGAGCGTTTCCAAATCTTTCGCCCCGGCTTCGATGCCGTGCCCGGAATGCTCGACGAATTCCAGCGTCGACCCTTGCGGACCCCGGGTCATTGAATTCGGGCCTACTTCAATACGGAAATCAACACGTTCATCATTACCCAGACCAGCGCCGAACAGTATGGGCACGCGGGCAACGTGCAGGATGTGCCGTTGATCGCTGTCGCTTTGCCAGTGCGCAATATTCAGGTAGCCAACGTCGAGCATGGTTGGCGTGCCCAGCATGAAGCCGACATGCTTGCCATATACCGGAATCAGGGGGATGACTTCAAGGTCGGTCGGCATATCAGATTCGAGTAGCCATTCTTCTTCTTTGGTGTCTTTGTCAACGACCAAAACGTAAACCCGGTGCCGCCCGATTTCCCAGACGTGAATTCGCTTGACGTTTACTTGTGCAAATTCGTCGCCCGGTACATCTTCTTCGTTTTCCATCAGTATTCGGGCTTGTGTCAAGATGACTTGCCCGTCGACAACCTCGGTTTTGAAGCCCAGAACTTGCGGCGCTTTTACATGGATTGCATACGGTCGCAATTCCCCGGTCAGCACATCGGCCCGGGTAACTTCCCGCCCTTCTCGATCTTCGATGACTTCTTTGTTCGGGCTGTCAACTAGCATATAGGTAACGCCGTGATTCATCGCCCAGAATCCAATTCGCTTTGTCCATTCGTTGATGTCAGTGCCAGCGGCGTCAATGTCGTCTTGATATTGTGCGATAGTCGGCGGGACATCTTCACCCAGAACGACAGGCTGTTTCATGATCTTACCGATCAGCTTGTTCAGGGTGTCTTCGTACAGCGGCGTCAATACAGAACGCGACAACCGCGATTTGTAAGCGGGTTCAGATTCGGCGGGTTCTTGTGGAAGGTACGTGGTCCCAGCGGCGCGCATCGCGCGGGTTCCGCCGGTCAGGGTGTTGACTAAATCCCATACAGGCTTCTGCGCTTCCCATTGGGCGGACGGTTGTGCAACCGAATTCTTTTCTGTCATATCTCGACCTGCTGGACAACGGCACCCCGAGAAAACACGGGGTAAGCTTTAGCGATATAATAGCCGACCGAGTCAGTTAAATGCGTTAACTTCGGGTCTGCCTTCTTGTCTAATTCGCCGCTGCCTCCCGCGAGAAGGCGAACACCTTCAAAATCTTTCACGGTTTGCGGGGCAGTATTCGGGTCAACCATCATCTGAATTTCGCCGTCGCCAGTCTTCAGCCGTGTGTTTACCGCGTTGATTCTAGCACGTTCCGTCGGATTACTGCTAGGGACTTGCAAATGCACCCTTTTATTCCCGAAATGTTTGTACAACGCTTTTTCGATTAAGTCCCAATCAGACCCTTCAGTCTGGGCACTGCCCCGGCTTCCCCCGGTAGCATCGCCGTATAAATAAACATGCCCTTTGTGATCGCCCCAATCTTCGATAACCTTCCTGCATACTGCCGGGGTGTTGCTGTTGCGCGGTATATGAACTTCGCCGATTATCGCGGTCCCGGTCGACGCTGGGCGCGTCACATTAACGAACATTTCCCGCCCTTTTACCATGACCGGGGCAGCGGTTTCAATCACCCGGGGGAATTTCAATTCTTGCACAATGACACAAACACCCGGGTCAACGTTGAAATCGAAGCACAATATCAGGTCTGATGCTGGGTTGTAATGCTCTCGAAGATTGGTGCAATGCAGATGTCGTTCGAATGGGTAATACGCCTGCCCTTCGAAATTAACAAAACTTGCTTCGTATTCCTGCCGGAACGTAAGCGGGTCGAGTGATCTACGGGCTGACTCGATTTCCGCTTCGGGCAGTATGTCAGAACTGAACCATGTAAACGCGTCCCAGTCCCCGCCGTTGTCAACATGCAGCGCACCCAGCGCGTCGTTATAGGTGTCGTAGTAGTGATTCCGCCCTTCTGGTACGCCGATCAACCAACACCAGCCCGTTCGATCTGACAAAGACGGGCGAACATTTTCGCCCCATGCGTTCGGCTTCATGTTGGCGTATTCGTCCAAAACGCCGCCGTCCCACGGGGAACCTTCTATTCGCTGGGGCTTGTCCATTCCGACAACTGACAGCATCGCCCCGGTTTTGTACCAGATGGTTAATTCCGTTTCACTGGTGCGCCAGACGAATTGCCGTGGCGACATGGCTTTCAGGTCATCCCAGTATATGCGCTTTGCTTGGTCGCGGGTCGGTGCCGCTGCAAAGTAGTTCGGATTATCAAAACTGCTGCGCCCTGATAAACATTCTTCGACTAGTTTACGCTTTGCCCGTTCGGTCTTACCAGAACGCCGCCCTGCTGGCACAACCTTGAAGCGCGCCATACTGAACCATAATCGAGATTGTTCGGCGTGGTACTTTAAAGCGTTCCAGCGTTTAGTTAATAGTCCGCTTTTGTCCGGCAGCTTCGACGCCGTCGCCCGGTTCCTGTAACCCATTGACTGAATTCATTTCCTGTAATACCCGTTGAATCGATGCCGCTGTTTCTTCCGGCGGTGTGGTGTCGTTGTCACCCTTGCCGAGAATTCCCATCATGACGGCTAGGTCGTTGTTTGCTTTGTGCTGGTCGTGCAATTCAAGATCGACGTTCCGTTCGCCCCGGGCGTTATGCGTGATCTTTATTTTTTTGATGCACTGGCGTTGTTCCTTGGTCAGTTGGTCAAGCGGAACAAGTTGATAATCGCCGATGAAATAATCACCGACGTCGGAGTCAGCCCAGAGTGACCAGCGAGCAATGACCGATTCTTCGTTCTCGCCAGATACACGCAACAGGCGACGCAGTTCAATTTCGACAACCCGGCGAACAGCTTCAAGCTGGAAAAGGTACGGACCGGAAGTCGGCGACATGCCCGCCGCTTCGGCGGCTTTCTTGGCGTCACCCAGCCGCGCCATGTGATAACAAAATTCACGCCTTCCCGTAGTCCAGTTAAAATCTGTATTTATTTCATCGGGTATCGACAGGTGCAGGTCGATTTCTTCTTCAGACATATAACGCTTCTCGCGGTTTGGTTTCTCACCAGTATTCGCAGTTTGTTCCATTCGGGCGAAAATTGCAATTTCCTATAAGTAAACGGAATTTCAAACTATCTAAGCAGGTATACCCAAAAAAAAAGTTTTCGCGTGCACGTGGCATGTATGTATTTTTACAATATTTTGAGAACAAAACGAGAAAATGAGAACAAAACGAGAAAATGATATAGGTTTAATCTATACTAAACACACTTCATATAGAGAACAAAACGAGAACCTGTCAGATTATGAACACCCATTAAGAGCAGAATTATAACAACAAAACTTCAAATTCCTTTTTGATTTTCTGCGTTCACCGTACTGTAAACAATATACCCTGTTATAAAATCACGAATAATATTCACACTCTGAGGTTTACATAAATAACGTTTACCCTATAGGAGATTACAATTTTCGAGAACAAAACGAGAACTTATCGCCCACAAAAAAGCCCCGATTTCCGGGGCAATTCTGTTCTATTTCAACCTGCGATCTGTTAAACAGTTCGTGAAGCGCGCATCATGGGAGCCATGCTGTATCGACCCAACGGCAACATAGTTTCTTCGCCGTCGTGAACTGTGACCTTGCTGCGAACATCGCCGTGACCAACAACGTACATGGTAACAAACTTGTCAGTACGCTTGACGACAGTTCCCAACCAAACACAATCATAGTCACAAACAGAACGCATTTCGTAAGTGGGTCCAACTTCAAATTTTACAGTTTCGTTACTCATTTAATTTCCTTTCTTCGTTTCGTTTAAGTGTAATAATTATAACACTCTTACCAGAATTGTCAAGCTTTTATAACAATTATTTTAACCTAATTTAATGACGTCCCCGGGCTTGTAAACCGTCTTGTACTTCTGGTCTTCTTTGTACAAGTCCAGCATTTCGACGAACAGGTCGGCCCAGCCTTCAACACTGAATGATGTGATGTGCGCAGTGTAAACCGTCGTGCCGTAGAAGCCAGCAAGCATCATTTGCGTGCTGTAGTCATCCGAAACAAAGTGGTAACAGCCGACATTTGAGTCGCCTTCAAGCCCGATGTCGAGCCCTGTACGACGTTTGATTTCTTTGCTGATGTTGGTGCGTGTTACTCTCATTTCGTTTATTCCTTTCTGGTTTAGATGTATTCGCGGCCTTTGATCTTGCGAACGATGCGCGTCATTACCGACGGCTTATTCAAGTCACAAAACAGTTGAAAACATTTGCGGCCATCTTCAAAAGAATCAAACTTGATAGTGTGGTCTTTTGTGATAACGACATACTGTCCGCTATCCAGATCGTGTCCTAATTTGCCGCCTTCGTAAGTTGTTAAGTTCTTGATATTCATTTCGTTTTTCCTTTCTAAGTGTTATAATTATAGCACTCTTATCAGAACTGTCAAGCTTTTTTGTAATATTTATTACAATTAATTTCGTTTTATTACACCCATAAAAAAGCCCCGTTTCCGGGGCTGGTTAGTTATTGCGGGGGCTTGCCATCAACCCAAAGGTCACGATTCTGTTCAGTGAGTTTCGAAGGGTCGATGCCTTTGACGTTGTCAAGTATCATCTTTCTGCGATAGCTTGTGATGCTGACCACACCGTCGTATTTAGTCAAGTAGCCGGTAGTACCGTAAAGCGGCTTTCCGTTTTCCTTGCGAACCCACTTCGGTTGATCGCCACAGTTTTTGATTTCGACGTTCAGGGTGACTTCTTTGTTGTTGCGGGTTCCGGTAATTGTTGTCATTTCGTTGTTCCTTTCTGCTTGTTTAAGTGTAATAATTATAACACAATTACCAGAACTGTCAAGCTTTTGTAGGCTTTTTTATGAAGTTTTTCAATGTGATGTAATGACCTTTCCATCGATCACGCTCGATCTTCAGGTTGTGAACTTCGACCTTCAACGTTTCAATTTCACGTTCCAGCCGCCGAACGTAGCCGCCTTTGAAAATCATTTCTTCCGCACCCTAGCTTTCCGCTGCCTTGATCTTGTCTAATTTAGCCATCACTTCAACCTTTCTTCCAGCATTTCGAAAGCCCCGGGCGGTATCTTCTGTTCGGCTTTCAGCCATCGATACAGCGTGCGCAGGTCAACGGAAAAGAAGACTTGCGCATCTGGCAGCTTCAGCCCCGCACGCGCCATCAGCACGAACAGGTCTTCTTCTGGTTCCATCTTCACCGCACGGGCCGGGAATTTTTTTCGCAGGTCAGCAGGCAACCCACGCGCCCCGGTTTCCCATTGTGAAATGCAGCCTTGTGACACGCCGTGACGTGCCGCCGCATCTTCTTGTGTTTCGCCTTGGCGGCGACGTTCAATCGTAAAATGTTCGTGACTTTGTAGTTTCATATTTCACCTTCTGTTTTAAAAAAGTCAATGTCGTTAAGAATATGCGCTGACGCGGCGTTTTCTTTAATCTCGTTTAGCACATTGTCAGCACTTGCGCGCCCAGCATCCCAGCCAACGCGGCACGCTGCAAGATCATACTTTGCCCAGTGTTTCGCGGGCAGTGTTTCGACCCATTCGTCAAATGTCATCATCGCCCCGCAAATTCTCGCTTAAAAACGTCCCGGTGTGCTTGTTCAATTCTGCGGCCTGTTCTTCAAGTGTCAATGTCGGCGTGTCCGGTTGACCTTCGGGCGGTCCCGGCACGAATTCCCAGTAATCTTCGAACGCATTGTCAGAACTATTGCGTCTGTGCCAAAGCGTGCCATCTTCACAAACCGCAAACAATTCAAAGACTACCGTGCCGCGTCCTATTTCGTTTCGAATAATTTCGATCTGTTTAATCTT